AAGAACTTGTTTTCTTTCTTCCACAGTTCTTCAATGGCGTCCATGACAACGTCATCATACGTGACTATCGCCTCACCAGTTTCCATGTACTTCTTCCTTGCAAGCCTGAGCAGGTTCGTCATCTGGTTCCTGCACCAGTTCCAGTCATCAGGGAGACCACAGCAAGAGCCACTCATGTTGAGTTCTTTAAAGTCGGGGTCGCTTATGGCAAAGTGCTTTCCATTCTCAACGCAGAACTTGTACATTTTCTTCACGTACTTTTCTTTTACGTTCCTGTTTAGCCTGCGGTAAGTGCCTCTACTAGCAGGCGACAACTTCTCGTAATAGTCAATGATGTCGAATCCGCAAACATCACTCATCCACTTGTAACGCTTCTTGTCTTCTTCCTTCGCCCTCATATCTAAGCAGTAGAACTCAGTGCTGATTGCGTCAATGTCGTAAGTGTTCATGCACTGCAGGAACCCGTCCAGGTCTCTATCACTCACGCCTATGAGGAAAGGTCTGAGGCGCAATATTGTCCAGTAACCCCAAGCATGCATCTGCTTGAGAATCTCCATGCGTCGTACAGGCGAAGGCGCTCCTACTTCAATCTGCGCTGCAAGTTCTGGCTTGTTAGTTATTATGCTGAACTGAATTGCCATCTTGGCAGTGTCCTTGTACTTCTCGAACATCTCAGCGTACTCGGGAATGCTGAGGAAGTCACCTTTGGTGCTGATGATTGTTGGGTAGCCCGTCTTGAGCAGGTACTCGATTATGCGCAGTCCTCGCTTGTTCTTGCGCTCGAAGTTGCAGAAGTTGTCCGCCAGTCCGCCAATGTGGATGACCTTGCGGTTCTTGATGAAGTGCTTGTAGTAAATATTGTTCGGGAACTTGCCTTCGAAAATGTCCAGTATCTTGTCCACGTTCACGCTCTTCAGTTCCATTGCTTTGTTGTTGTGCGCCACGCTCGGATTGTTTGCCTTGCTGTAGTATGCGAAACAGTACAAGCAACCGAATGAGCAGAAGTTGTACAGGTCAAAGCTGAACGGGGTTGAGCAGTCCATGAACTCACTGCTAATTCTAGGACTGTTGTACCAACCTTTCGTGCAGGTCTTGTCCTGGTTGTTCTCAGCCCACCTTAGAGCTGATTTTCTGATTTCTTCAAGCATGGCAAGTCATCCTCCTTTATTATTCCCGTCTCCAGTGCAAGTAAAAGTCTAAGCAACAACTCTGTGTCGCTAGTGTTGAGTTCAACGTACTCAAGAACGTTGAAGTGCCTCTTCACGAGTTCCACTTCTGGAGCTGTTTTGAAGTAGAACAAAATCTTCAACGGCTGCGGATTCACGCCCTTGATTGCGGACTGTGGTATCTCATCACTGGTGTGGAATGCCATTTCAGCGTCCCTCAAACTCATGCCTTCCGCTATTGCTTTGTTGAACTTGTCTTCACGCATTTTCTCAATCGTCTTGTCGTCAAACAATCCCATTTTTTACACCTCATTAAAATCTGATAGTAACTTCTGTTCTGGCTTCGGGTGCATTTTCTTCCAGCAAGTAATTCCGAAGCCTCGCTCAATGCTCTCGGGGTTCTTCATTTCCCTGTTGCATCTAGCACACTTGACCATTGCGACCTCAAAAGTTAAATAGGCTCTTGCCCTGTGGCTCTTTGGTCTTGGGTAGCTTCTTTACTTCTGGCTTGACGTACTCAACGCCGAAGTCCTTGCACTTCTTAGAGTCCCAACCCAGTGCCGTTGCGACCTGAGCAAGAAGCTTCTTGTCATGAATGCTCATGTACTTGCGCTGCACTGCGAACTCGTGAGTGCTCATTCCGTAGTATCGTCTAAGTTCTTCGACAAGCTCTTCGTCCTCGTCCTTGGCCTTCTTGATGTAAGGAATGAATGTTTTCTGCTTGTTAACTCCCCTTGCCAGCATGTTGCAAAGCAGTTCAGGATTAGCCCTGCCCCTGCTGAACTTGTCAAGGCGCTCACAAAGTTCTGCATTGGTGGGCTCATTGCTGAACCACCTGTTAAGGATGAAGAACATCTTGGGGTCTGGCGGAATGCCAGAAGCTGTCTGTCTCAAATCGTCCATTATGTTTCCGCTCATCTGTGCACCTCGATAACTTCAATTTGTCTTCCATAATATGGAAGTGCTTTGTATTCCTTGTCAACGTCCTTTATTTTTCTCTGCAGTCTAAACTTGTGCCTGACGTTGTCTTTCATGACGAGCAGCTTGCGTGCAAACAGTGGGTCAGAAAATCGTCTTCTCAGAATTATCGGGCGTGGCTCTTGCGGTTGTTGAAGCCTTGTTAGTGCTTCTTCTGGTGACATGTCACCAAACACTGACTGAAGCAGTCCGCCACGGCTTAGTATCTCTTTGCGTTGCGCCTCCAAAATTAATGTTGTCATCTTTTTTACACCTCACTTTTTTATTATAATAGTAATTGTAAAGCTTCTATTTAAATCTTTCGTTTTTTAATTTTTGGAATATTGTTTATAATTGTGACATCATCTTTTATTTTAAATTTGTGATGAATGTTATTACTGAAAAATTTTTCTCCAGAATTATCATCTTCCATGTCCACCATATTTTGATTGTAAAGTGCAACAAGAATTTTGTGAGCATTCGGAATATGCAAATTGTATGCATTATACCACTTACCTTTTTCCATACTATTAAAAACTTGCATTTGTTTAGGTCTCAAGTATTTTTTTTCAACTTCCATCTTTTTTCTCCTTAAATTATAAAAGCCCACAATCCGCCACAACCTTGCATAAGGTTAGCCGTCTTATGCGTTTTTTACGGGTGAGCAATAATGAAGAGTGCAGGAATCGAACCTGCCATCTGGCTTCCTGTTTTGATAAGCGTCGCTGCCAGCCGTTCGCCAGTTCGGTAACTCTCCACAATAAAAAAAATTAATCTCCCACTTTTATTTTTTCTAGTTTACATACAACCATCTTTAGGTCATATTGGGTTCTCATAGGTGGGAGTCAAATTTGGTTTTTTGTTTTCTATGAGCATCACTTATATTCAGTGAGCTTGCTGAATCTTCCAAGGCTGTCATCAACACTCTTGATGAGCTCGTTTATGGTCGCTTCTCGCTCTGTTAATGTCTTCTCAAAGTTTGCTATGTCATCTTTGAGGTCGTCAATCTGCCTGTCAATCAGGACTATGGTGTCTGCCTTCTGTCGCTCAATGTTCTTCAGGTTCTTCTGCTTGGCAAGCAGCGTGTCCTTCAGGCCACTGCGCTCCTTGATTAGCTCTCGCTTCTTAGCTTCAAGGTCTGATACTACTTCATAACGGCTTTTTGTTTCCATTTGGTTCACCTGTAATATTGGTTTTTCTAATCTTGCACTTATACAATTTGGACATGGCATCGCAAGTCCTAAATTGGTAGATTCTGTATAGCCACAACGTGGACAATAAATCATTTTACATCAGCGCCTTGTACATTCTAACAAGACCACTCGACAACTGCACTTCCTCGTCAACGCTCAGTCCCATCCTGAACTCCGTTTCGCCCAGGGCTTCCCAGAACTTCAACTTCTTAGGCGTGTCCCAAGCAGCATTCCACGAGTAAGTGTTGAGCAGGTTCAGCACGTAGTGAATGTCGAACGAGCTGTCCAGTATCCACTTCTTTGCCTTGCTCATCTGCCCTGACTGCAGCAGCTTCACAAGTTCGGCAACCCTGTCGTCTTCCTCACTAATCATTGAAGGCATTATTTTCGTGCCTTTCTTGGCCAGTGTCTCTAGCTCATTCAGCATTGTCCTGATGTCAGGGTTGTACTTGGCAGCGAGTTTCTCGAGTGCATCGCGTGTAGCGCATACGTTTTCGTTACAGCATATTTTGTCAAGATACGCTGCCACTTGCTCATTGCTTTGTGTGTTGAAGCTGAACTGCTTGCAACGGCTCTTGATAGCGTCGTCGAACTTAGTGATGTAGTTGCCCGTCAGGATGAACCTGCAGTTTGTGTGGTACGCTTCAATGACTCCTCTAAGAATCATCTGAGCTTCCTTGGTCAGGAAGTCCGCTTCGTCCAGGAAGACTATCTTGAACTTTCCGTTGCTGCTCCTAGTCCTAGCGTAGTCTTTCACCTTGTCCCTGATTACGTCGATTCCTCGCTCATCAGAAGCATTCAAGCGCAAGCAGTCGCAGCCTAGCACGTCAACAATGATTCGTGCTGTAGTGGTCTTGCCTGAGCCTGCCTTGCCCACGAACATGAGGTGAGGCATGTCATCATTTACCAGCTTGGGAAGTTCAGGGTCTAAGCCTTGCACGTCCTCAAACTTGTGAGGTCTGTATTTTTCTATCCACATTGTCAGTTCACCTCGCTCTCACTACACAAAAGCCATACTTAACTCTGGCCATTGTTTTCGCATGCGCAATATTTTCGGCTTTTATTTCTTTGTCACTAAGCCGTCCATCAGTGAATTTTATGATGTATTTACGCATGTCAGTTCACCTCGTCCTCAAAATCGTGTCCTGTGCTGTCCTCATCGTAAACGTCATCCTCATCGTAATCCTCACTGCCCATCAGAGTCCACCTCACTTGCAGCAACAGCTTCTGCTTTTTCTTCTGCATCCTGAGCGTCTTGCCTCTTCTTTGCTTCTTCCTGCGCTTTCTTGTGCGTCTCACTGTCAGGGTCTAAAGGCGCAATGATTAGGTCGACAGTGTAGTGCTCACGTTCTTCCCTCACTCTCAATGGCAGGTTGTCCTTGTCGCTAGTGGTGAACTTGAAAGTCACGTTAAGGTTTCCTTCAGCCACTTTCATGACGTCCTTCAAGCAAAGTCCTAGCAGTGTCTTGCCTGTAGTGTACTTGACTGGGAAGGATTCAGCAACTTGGTAACCAGTGTCGTCCTCAGTGCTGAATGTTAGGCTCTTTCCGTCACTGATGACTTCAATCTTGCTGCTTCCAATGGTGTTCCAGTCAGTGAGTATCTTCTTGAACTCAGTTGAGGTCAGGTTGAACCCAGCGTCAAGGTTTGGAATGAATGGTGGCTGCTCCTCAACGTTGCTGCTCACGAACTTGTCCTCACAAAGTGGAATGTGCGCTGCGCTCGTCTCAACAGCGTAGCACAGTTTTCCATCAGCTGTCTTGCTAAGAAGGATGTCGCCTTTCTTGGTCTTGAGCAGGTTCACGAGCTTGGTGCAGTTTGGTATTCCAACTCTGCCTATTGCCTCGTACTCAGTGAACGCACTCTTCTTGAGCAGTCCTTCACTGAACAAGATGTTAGAACTCATTGCCCTGACGTGAACTCCATCAGCCCGAAAGTCCAGAAGGATGTCGTTCAGGGCGTTGTTGAAAGTCACTTTCTTCAAGAATGCTAAAAGATTCGTTGTCTTAGTTTTTGCTCCCATTTTATTATTCCTCCGTTTTTAATTTTTTGATAATAATTATTGAGTTGTCTTATGAAGGAACTCTCAACGAGGGCTCGGACAAGCATTTCGCCCTTACACGTTACCATGTAAGGATTCCTTTTACATACAACTCAATAAAAAAAATTAATACTTGAACTCGTCAAATACTGGTGCGCCTGCTGCTTGCGTCTTGGCAGGGTTCTGCACGTACAAAGTGACCTCGTAGCACTTTTTGTTCTTCTGCGCGTCCTTGGCTTCCTGCACTGCCTTCTCCGCTGCTGCAAGTCCTTCGGGAGTGTTCGGAAGTTCTAAGAGCTTCCTGACTTCTGCTGCTGGCTTGGCAGCGTACAGCCCGTTCACGACGTGCTTCACGCTGAACTTCGTGCCCTTGATGACCTGGCCTGTCAAGTCCTTGTTCTTCTTAATGGCAGCCTTTACTTTGCCCCAGACTTCCCAGCATGAAGGGCAGAAGATTCCTTTGTCCGTGTAGATGTCAATCTTGTAGTCCACGCTGCTCAGGTTGGTCTTGAATGCCTGCCCGTCTGCTCGCTTGGCATCAATCTTCTTGTTCTCCATGACCTTCTCAATGGTCAACATCTCAGTAGATTCTCCAACGACAGGGTTCTTAATCCACTGTCCGCCCATTTCGTCAATGCCCAGTTCTCTGGTGCTGTCGTCAGTGCGCTTCTTCTTGGGGGCGTCCTCACTGACTTCCTGTGCTATCTTCAGGTCGTCTGCGTCAAGGCTAAGTTCTGTTTTTGGTTCCGCTGTTTGCGGATAGTTTGGTTCAGTCATTTTATTTCCTCCATTGTTTGCTGTTTTGCCATACTCAGCATTGAGTCTGGTCTTGTTACTTATATTAACCCCGTCAAAACTCTGGACAGGCGAAGAATGAGATATTATATAATCAACTTCTGAATCAACATCTGACAATGTGTTTTGTATTTCCATTTGGTTACACCTCGTTTGCGGTTAGTTTTGGATGATACCTACAAAAGCTAAACAACAGCAAGTATATAAAGATTTAGCTTCTGCAGTATTATAATATCCTCACCCTTTCAACAATTCTAAGCTCAGACTCTTGCGCTTGTTCTCAGCACGGTACGCAAAAATAAGCGCAACGATAATCAACGGAACGCCTATCACTGCAAAAATTATTGAAGCAGACAAAAGCACTCCACCAATAAACACGAGTGCCCAAAGCCACATGCTAACAGTTCGGCTCTTAATCTGCCTTTCAAGTTCTGCCTTGTATGCTTTGTTCATTTTAGTCCTCCATTGCATTGATTATCCATAGTGCCCAGCGGTTCTTGTTTTCCCAGCAGTCAATGTTGTTGATGCAAGGAGTCTCAAGCCATTCAAGGTCAAACACTTTGTAGCCCTTGCCATTGTACAGTGCGTTGTCAGGAGTGCACCACCTAGTCCACCCGTTAGCGTCTTCTTCTAACAGGTAGCAAAACCTTACAGGCTCGTTGCTCGCTGCATGATACTCACTCGCTGATGCGTAGCCTGCAGTGTACACCATCACTGCAGCGCACACCACTAGCACGGCTGCAATAAACTTCATCCACCAAAGAAGTTTTTCCAATACACTTTTTTTCGGGCGTTCATTATATATTACTAGCCCATCAATCTTTTTTTCTGCCTTCTTAGGCAGTTCAACATTCAAGTTCTTCATCATTTTTTCACCTCATATAATAACATTTGACCTCAAAGTTATTGATTCTTTTCACCACAAAAAACACGCTTATCAAAGTAGTCACATTCTCCTGCAAGTGAATCCTTTTTACATACATAATCAGATTCACATACTCCGAAGTTCACACAATCTCTGCAATAGTTTATATCTTTTGACCTCAAAGTTTGTGACCGCACACTTCACATTTCATAGTCACAGTTTTACTTTTGTCGAAATCATCTATAACAATCATAGGTTTGTTACAGTGCCTTGGATAATACCACTTTCTATGTTTTCCCATTCTTTTCACCTCAAGTGTTCATCAATAAAATCGTCCGCCCAGTCCCAATACTTGTGAACAACATATCCCAAAAATGGAGTTATCAAAATTATTGCTACAATGCCTAGTATGCACAGAATTGCAAATATTATTAACGAATAATCCATTGTCATAGTATCCACCACCACAGTGGGCACGTTATGAACGCCACTGTTTCAATAGTCATTTCACCAAGCACTAATAACAAAAGTGCTTTCATGAACTTGTCGAGTGTCATATTCTCACGTCCATGTCTTCAATGCTGACTTCACTCTCGTTAGTGTTGATGAGTGGGAAGATGTTGTTCTCGTCATTGCTTAGCACACCATTGTCGTAAAGGAATTTTAGGTTGTACTTGGCTTCAATGTTGCGCTCTTCCAGTAGCTTGAAAAGTTTTATTCTTCCTAGTCCATTGCCCACGAGTTCCAGAATGATTTTTTGCTCGTCATTAAGCACTCTGGTAATGGTCTTGCCTTGCGGGAGCTTGTCGTCCCACCACCACCTCACCCAGTCTCGAAGCCAGTTCGTGAACTTTGCGTAATCACGCTCAGTTGCTACCCACGAACTGTCTTTTTCGAGCAGGCACCTGACCTTGATAATGCCGTCAAGAATCAGTTGCATGTGGTGGGACGACGTCCTGCTGGAAAAAAAGAATTGAATCTCCTCTGGAACCAGTGGCTTGATTTCTTTAAGGCACTCGTCGTAACGCTTCTTGTCAATGTCAACCATGAAATTGTTAAGATAGTCCGTTATGCTGAGGAACGTGAACTTTTTTATGGTTTTGGCTTTGTCTTCAACGTAGTTGCCACTGCTCACGTACAACTTGTAATTGGAACTGAACCTTACGGGCAGGAACCTGTCCATGAATGCCTCTGGCATTATCTTGAACGTTTCTTTTATGGTCTTGCCCGTTGCTGGATTGTTAACTGCGATGACCTTGCTGTGCATGCTCATCATGATGTTACCCTTGCCTGAGCCGAACTTGTGATTCTTCTTATGCTCCAATATATTATTGGCCGTTATGAACATGTCACTGGTTTCCTCACTTTTCTTTCCAGTCCTGGCCAGCATGTTGATGAGCTCATCAAGCATGCACACTCTCCTGCTCCTGAACAGTGCACCAATTTCTGGAGCAATCCCGTGAAAACTAGGAATCAAACTTTTAATAGTGCTGCCACCGCAGTCCATAATCTCCTCGTTCATCAACTCACTAAGCCTTTCTAAGAGTTCTGTTTTTCCGCAGTGAGGTTGGCCTACTATGTTGACGTGCAGCGGATAATTCTTCTTGCCACTGAAAAGCCACGAGAGTACCAAAGTATTGATGAATGCTGGCTGCCTAAAAGTCACCAGCCTGTTACCGTCCAGCTTTGAGTAAATGGTGTCGATTAGTTCTTGCTCAGTGAAGTCCACGAGCTTGAACAGTTCGTCATCATTGTTGACCTCTGCCAGCTTGGGCTTGTGGTCAAACACGAATACTACCTGCTGAGTTCCTCTAAGGCTGACGCCTTCTGCAATGGTGTACTTGCCGTTCACTTCGGTAATCATTCCCCTGATGATGTTCTCTCCGTACGGAATCTTCTTCTCACTAAGCAAAATATAATTGCGGTCACCTTCTTTCAGTTCGTAACGGTAGAATCCTGCACGCTCGTACCTCACAACTTCCCTGTTCCTTCCAGGGAGTGGCTCGCCGAAGTAAAACATTTCAAAATTAGAATTATTATTCTCAATGTCTTCCATGTTCAGCACTCGCTGGAAGTTGCGGTTTGCCCTTCCGTTGTTGCGCTGATAAATGTTTCCGATGATGTACAGTTGCTTGGCGTCACCTTGCTCACTCGGGCTTACAATGCCGTCAAACATTTCCTTATCAGCAATAAAAAACTTCAGCCTGCCCTTGTACTTTTCTTTCAGCTCACGCATTGCGTCAGGCTCGTCAGTGTAAATTATTCTATTCCTTTTTTCTCTCATGCAACGCTTGCACTGAGTGCTGAACACTGTGGGATAATTTTCCTCAAGATAATTTTTTATTTCGTAACAGTTCAGCTTAAAGTCAGGGTCGCCCTCTGCTTTTTTGAACCACCCGTCAGCTTCCTTCGGATTCTTGTCCCTGCTTGAGTAGCACTTCCTGACCATTTCTAGTCCGTTGCGCCCGTGCAGTCTGCAAGCGTAAATGGCAAGGTTCTTTCCTAGCCTGTCGTTGAATCCCGTGCTGCTCTCCCCGTTGTTAACTGTTGGTGGAAGCGGGTTTTCTAGCACACTGTCGCAAGCGTAACACTCGCCAACTGTGTTGTCGTTGAATAGCTTGTACTCGTGCTTGCGCCCTGCTGCAATGCCCTGAGCGACCTCTAAGTTCTTGGACATCTGCTCAGGGCTAACTTCTTGCTCCGCTATTATTTGACACTGCAAGGGGCTGCCTTTGTGCTCAATGACATTCTTGTAATGCACAGTGCCCCAAACACGACTGATGCGACTGACGTCCTTGCACCTTGCGTCTAGTGCCTTGAACTTCTCATTAAAGTAATCCACTAGGCTCGCTGTCAGGTTGTAAATGTCGTCACGATTAGTGTCCGTTATCTCAGTGGGCGTAACTGGGAACAGAAGGTACTTGCCACGCCCTGAGTTGATGTGCTTGCTCCACCTCATTCCTAGCTCTTCAGCGTGTTTCTGAATCTCGTCGAACTCTTCCTGAGTGGTGCAGTCAATGTCGAAGAAAAGTTGTTTCAAGTGCGTGACGTTCTCGTTCAAGCGCCAAGTTTTGTACGGGTTCACTCCAGCGTACACGCAGCACATTTCTTCCTTGTTGTTGTACTTAGCTATTGCCCTGAGAAATTCTTCGAAGGAATGAACTTGTATTATGTGAGGGTTTTCTTTTTGCTTGTACCGCATGCACCAAAGTTCGTGCGGACTAAAGTAGTCATAGAACTTCCTGATTTCGCTTATCAAGTGACGAGGCTCAGTCAGTTGGCAATTGTTTTTCAGGTTCAGGTTCGGTATTAAGCTTGGGTTCAGGCTTGGTGTAGGTAGCATACATCAATTCCTCTTTTCTTCTTTTTTCTGCTTCAATAATTTCTTTTTGATTCTGCTCAATCACGAAGCTGGAGACAAGAGTGCGCAGCAGAGCACTCACGTTGTAGTTTCTAGAACGCAGGAAGCTGTGCTCACTTTCTGGAATTTTTATGAGGATTGCTTTTGTTTCCATGAAAAAACCCAAATATAAGCTTATTTATAAATTTTTATATTCTCCGAAATAGTGTTTTGTAAAATATATTTCGTAGAATATAAAAGCGTTTTAAGTAAAAAGAAATTGTTATAATTTTGGTTTTTACGTTAGGGATAGTATTTAAAGAGGACAAAAAATTAAAGGTTTTAGGTCAAAAAACGGGTAAGGAGCGAGAACTGACACCATGTATTGTATAAAAAAATTTATACATATATAAAAATATATATTGTTTTATATTCTTTTAAAAAAATTATATAGAAGTACGGACACTACTTTTGTTCCTTACCCTCTTTTTAGCATAAAACCTTTAGTAAAATCGAAGCGAACCTGTATACTCAGACGATATTTTTAGAAAATATATTTCTTAGAATATAGATTTATTATATATCAAAATATAAAAATTTTTATAAAAACAGAGTAAAAAATTGGTACCTTATTTTTTACTAACTTTTTTTATCAGGATTTGCAGCTTGATTAGACCTTGATTAGTTTGATGAAGCCGTATAACAGGCGCATGCTGAAACATCCTAAAGTTTATATATTTGTTATATTTCTGTTCTTTTATATTTGAGGTGATTAATAATTAACGATGTGATGCTCTCGCAAGGCTTCTCCGTTCTTGACCACGTCCAACTAGAAACGCTCAAGAGCTTAATGCAGGAGTGTAGCCGAACGAAGTGCGCATCGTGCCCAGTGTTAGCCTCTAATAAGTGTGCACTTGGCCTAGAGCTTCCAAAGTACAATCCTGACCAACTCTGTCCCGTACCAATACTTCAAGCCAAGAGCAGAGTGTACGGCATAGAAATCTTTGATGAGAATATTCTTTTGAAAAGGCTTCAGGACATTTTCAACGTGATGAGGCAATGGGCGGAAGACCCGCAAGACTGCAAGTACATGATGGACTGCCTCATGAAAATCAAAGAGGAATACTACCCCAGCGTGAAGAAGAACTTGAACATTAACATGGACATTCAAGTGAAAGACCAGTTCGAAAAGTTTTATGACAAGGTGATTAATGATGAAACTAAGAATCCAAATAAAACCCAGCGACAAGACGCTCCCGAGTGCCAGCCTGACAGTGAACGACAGGGACGCACTGAGCAGCAGGAACAAAATTAAGTTCCTGTACGACAGCCTGGAACAAGCCGAAGAGAAGGCGGACATCACAGTATTCAAGACCAAAGAGGTAAAACAAAATGAGTGACTATGCAGAAGTTGACCCATTGGACACGTTGTTTGCTCTTGACGATTCTGTCCTTAGAGATGTTGCGGTGTTTTATGACCTGAAACTATACTCACTTTGCATGTTAAAATACGAAAGACAACACAAGACAAAGTTGTGGAACGATATACGTCCGAAGATAATGAGAATATTCTTGAGGTAAAAAATGATAACCAAAGAAAACACTATTGTTTTTCCAGCAGAGTACACTGAGGAAGAAAAGCAAGACCTTCAAATATGCAAGGCAGAAGGTCACTTGCTCGATGTGCTCAGGTACTTCCGCAAAGTAATTGTCAAAGACAAGAACAACGAGGCAACCATTCTGGACGTTGGCTGCAGGGACGACACAACACGACCATTCTTCATTAAGCAAGGATTTAACTGGATGGGAATTGACATTCACCCAAACTGCAACAGTGTAATGAAAGGTGACATGAACGACCTTCCGTTCGCTGGAGAAAGCATAAACTTTGTGTTCTGCTCTCACGCCCTGGAACACACCGAGCGACCCATGGACGTGCTCAGAGAACTCAAACGAGTGGCCAAGCTGAACGGGTACATCTTCCTTGCCACTCCAGCATACAGCGAGTACCAGTTGTTCAGTTGCGACAAGGAACACGTGAACGTGCCTACAATGTGGCAGATGCGAAAGTGGGCGTACCATTTGGGCTTAGAAGTTGTTCACCAAACATACGTCAAGAATATAATATTCGAGGACAGGCTTGCGTCGTTAATAACATTGTTGAGGGTGATTAACAAATGAGTTTTTCAGATGATTTGGCAAGTATAGGACTATACAGTTCTGCTGTTGCACAAGTTGAAGCAGCAACAAAAAGAATAATCCCTTCAACACTAACCATTGAGAAAGGAAGCAAGCGTGGAAGATTGAGAATTTCTTTTGAAGCAGGAGAGGTGTGACTATGACAATACGAGCAGAATATGACGGGTACAACAACAAGTTCATAAACGTGGAAACGCACACACCACTTTATGACGGGCAACACTATCAGTTAGTGGACGTGCAGCGATTGTACAAGGTCTCCAGGCTAGTAGGACTGGAAGGCGAACTGGAGAAAATACTCAGCATAGAACAAAACGAGCCAATAGTCATAGACCAGACAGAGCTGAAACTATGATACGAAGCCTCAACCTGAGCTTGACGAGCAAGTGCAGTGCAAGCTGCATATTCTGTCCTAAAGACAGGGGAGCATGTAATGAAGAAACATTCATGAGTAAAGACACGCTTCAAATTGTTCTAAGGCAAGCAATAATTTACAATCAGAGGCACAACAAGAAAATAGACCAAGTAATAATAGGCGAGAATGGTGACGCCTTCCTGCACGCCGAAATAATAGCATTCCTTAAAGCAGTGCGCTACTACCTGCCAGACGTTACTGTTGTGCTATTCACCAACTTCTTGTCCAGTACGACAGAACAGTGGAATACCATTCTTAACGACAAGCTAGTGGACAAGGTCGTGTGCAATATCGACAGCATAATCCCAGAACAGTATAAGCTCGCAAAGAATGCGGACTTCTACAAAGCATGGGAACAATTCACTGGCTTCCTCATGCTCAGGACAGCACTTCACAAGACACGAGAAGTCACCATTGAAGTGAACGTCATTGACCCAGTAATGTACAAGAATGTTGCAGCGACAGTACTTAATCAGAAAATGGGAATGGTTGCACATTCTTACACTGAAGGACAAGACTATACGCAACTCACCATTAACTGCATCAAGTTCTTGATAAACGACAAGGACGTTGTGCAAGGAATCATTCCATGCTTGTGGGCGGAGCGTGACAAGTTCTTAGAACATAAGCTCAAGAATGAGAGCAAGCAGTGTCCACAAATAAATCGTGTGAAAACAGAAGCGTTCCTGAATCCAGATGGGAAATGGTACGCTTGTTGCCTGGACAGCAAGAATGAGCTAGTATTAGGTCATATTGACAGTACGTCACTGAGCGAACTGGACGATTGCGTGGCGAGAAGGTCACTTATTGGCCAGTTAGAAGCTGCTAGTTTCGACAACATGCGAAGCCCGTGCAATACAGTGGACTGTTGTCAACATTACAAACTTGGAGGGAATAAAAATGAAAAGTATAATAACGATTGTAGTTGAGAGTGAAGACAATTATGAAGTCTTCCCAGAAGAAGGACAAAGTGATGAAAACTTTGAAACTTCAGAAAAGAAGTTTGAGCTTAGAGTATTTAGGGCTGGGTATGCAATAGATATGCATAAAGCACTTGTTCAACATATAGAAGGATTTTTTGATACTGGAGACTTTGAAGAACATTTCTTTAATGGCAACGAAGACGTGCTCATTGAGGATATGGACAGTTTTGAAGACTACAAAGTTAAGATTTCTGTCAAGACTGACCTGGACAAGAACTGTGAAGAAGTAGATGTGGAGGATGAGAAGAATGAGTGAAGAAAAACCTGAAATGCGCCCCTTGGATGCTGAGGAGCAGCAAATAATAAAGACCAGGCTTATATCTACTAAGCAAGAACTTGATGAGATGTTGTTCGTCAAGCACCAAGCAGAGCTAATGCTTAGTGAAGGAATTGCTGTAGATGTTGAAGTGCAGCGCAGAGAATACAACAAGAGGCTCAAGGCAGCAGAGAACAAGATGAAAGAAATAAACTTCACCATAGAAGTCTGCGAGAAACAGCTCAAGGACGGCGTGAAGGTCGCACCACCAACTCAGTTGCCCAAGACGATAACAGTGTCCGTTCCAGAAGAGAAGAACTACTACGAGATAGTGGACAAGCTAGAAGACATGGGGCTAATAGTAAACAAACCAGAGGTGGAAGAAAATGAGGATTGAACGAGCAATGACTCCTGCGGAGCAGGAAGAAGAAGGACATCAGCCAGGACAAGTAACAGCGGAAGACATTTTCATGGACAAGTGCAACACATTTGCTCAGGAGTACGTGAAGAAGCACCTGCCGTTCTGCAGGAAGTGCGCACTGGAAGAGTTCAAGATGAAGAAGCAGACACTGTACAACGAACTCAAGCTGCGCTACAATCGTGACTTCAAAGAAACCGAGAAGCCCTTCTTAGACCTTGTTGCATCATTCGACCTTGCCAAGTACGGGCACAAGGACTACTTCGAAGTCGTTGGTGTTGAGCGCAAGAACATGCGCAGGCGTGAAGGCGGTGACGTGTGGTTCGAGCTAGTCGTGAATACTAGCTACAGTTGCAAGCCGTACAAGCACGGGTGCACTGTCAGCATAGCCCAGAGTGACATGAACGAAGCAGAACTCGCTCAGGAACAGAAGTTCGTTGAGGAGCGTAAGAAGAAGATAAGTGCTTCGTCTTCAGCTGAGAATCTTTCGGTTGTTGGTGAAGAACACAAAAAGATGGCTGTTGGAACAAAGATGCAGACGCCTGCGTTCAACCCGTCAACCAACTAAAATTTTTTTAATATTTTCAGCAGGGTCGGGTAGTGGTCAATCCCGCTAGGCTCATGACCTGGACTCGAAAGAGTGCGGAAGTTCGAATCTTCCCCCTGCTATTAGAGGTGAATAAAGAATGATAACTCCACCATGCTTCGAACAAAAAAAGAACTGCGAGTACTGTGAGTTTAGATTTAGGTGCAAGAATTACAAGCCAGTACCATTCTGTCCTACAACAACGCCCATGCCGTATACTACGCCAATGCCTAACAGGACAGTGTCCATAACGCATCCTTTTAGTAATACCACTGTGACACTATCGTTCATACCAATAAAAACTTCTGGGGGTAAAAAGAAATGATGACCAACTACGACCCTGAAGAAATATTCTGGAAGAACATCAACGAATCTCAAGACGCCATGAGTAAGATAGTATGGGGAGCACGCACTGAAGATGATTTTAACAAGAACACAAATAAGGACGCAGAGTTCATAACGAAAACTTTGAAAATAAACAAGGACGACATTGTTCTTGATTACGGCGCAGGAATTGGAAGACTAGCCAAACACATTTCTAAAGACTGCAAGCAAGTAATGGGACTAGACGTGAGCAACTCAATGGTGTCACTGAGCAAGAAGTACCTGGAAGGCATTGACAACGTCAGCATTATCCACTGCACTGGAATAGGTGAGTCAGTACTTGCACTAAACTGCATTACGAAAATGTACAGTCACATCGTGCTCCAGCATGTTAACAAGTACAAGGTTTATTATATCCTCAAAAACTTGAGGCACTACTTAGCTCCTTGCGGCAGGGGAATGTTTCAGTTCCCAGACTTATTGAAAGATAGGGGAGAATTTAAGAATTATGCGAAAGCATACATCACGAACAGTGACAATAATTGTTCTTTGCACTTCTGGACTAAAGACGAAGCCATTTGGTACTTTAAAGAAAGTGGTTGGAAGGTCATTGAAGTGATAGATGGAGAAACAGATTTTTGGATTGTAGCAGAATGAGGTGAATGAAATGATAATTACTTTGATACTATTGTGTTTAGCAATCTTGGTACTGGTCATAATTGCTGTGCCGTTGATAATAGCAGAGTCACTTATTTGGGCATGCGCTGCAATATTGTTTATACTCATACTGACCATAGTAGTTGGTATTGTCGAGATTATCAGGTATCCATTCAGGATGCTCATAAAACGTAGACTCAAAAAATGAAACCTGATACTGACATATTATTAGTAACGAATTTGTTGCGTTCTACATTACTATGCATGTCTCAACAAAAAGTTGTAAAACAAGCTATTAACGGAGATATCATTTATTTAACTTCAGTGGGAGAGATAAAGACAGACATGAACATGGCTGAAGTATTCATACTATTAGATGCACTTAGGTGGTGTTATAGTAATGGTCATGCGTTTGTAAAATTCAAGAAAACTAAATTGATACTCGAGATGGAGACTTTTAAGATGCAACGTGGGGACTTTAGAGAAGATGATAGAAAAAAGGATGAAGAACTATGACTGTTGAAGCAATAGAGCGCACACAGTACGTTTTTAATCAGGAAAAGTTTTTCACTGAGTCCAAGTACGTGCCTCACGCTGGGCAGCAGCAGTTCCATAATTCTACTGCTCGTTTCAGGCTTATGACTTGTGGAAGACGCTGGGGCAAGTCACTATCGGCTTCCAGAGAAGCGATGAAGGCAATGGTCATCAAGCCTGACCAGATGGGCTGGATTGTGGCTCCGAGCTACGAGCTGGCCGAGAAGGTATTCAGGGAGATATACTGGGGGTTCAACAAGTACTTCCCGTGGTTAGTCAAGAGCAGCAGTCTAAGTAAAGGCAGCATGATGATTGAACTCCACAATGGGAGCAAGGTGCTTGGCAAGTCAGCGGACAATCCAGTATCCCTTATTGGTGAAGGTCTGGACTTCTTGATAATTGATGAAGCCAGTAAGATTAAGAGTGATGTTTGGTGGGAAGCACTCAGGCCAACCATTGCGGACAAGAAAGGATGGGCGGTGTTCATCAGCACACCCACTGGCAAGAACTGGTTTTACGAACTTTACATTCTAGGAATTGACAAGGAACACAATCACGATTACGAGAGCTGGCACTTCACGAGCTACGACAATCCGTACTTGGACAAGAAAGAAATTGATGAGGCAAGGGGCAAGACGCCCAAGGACAAGTTCAGGCAGGAATGGCTTGCTGAGTTCTTAGAAAGTGCAGACAGCTACTTCAGTTATGACCTTATCAAGAACTGCGTGGACGAGAGTATAAAGATTATTGAGAAGCGTGAGCACCCGAGGCATATTTATTATCTTGGGGTTGACTGCGCTCGCATGGGCGAGGACGAATCAGTCATCATTGTCATTGAGCGCAACATTTTTAACAACGAGGTCAAAGTGGTTTACATAGAATCGTGGGTGACTAACACTACAGTGCAGTTGAGCGGTCGAGTCAGGTTCTTAGATTCTCAGTTCGTATTCCAAAAAGTGTTTGTGGACATGAACGGACTAGGCGCTGGAGTGTATGATGAGCTTAACGTGGCAATCCCTGGAAGGCTAGTGGGCTGTAAGTTTACAATAAAAGAAAAAATTGATATTTACAGCAACCTAAAAGTGCTCATGGAAAACAACAGAATCAAGTATCCTAACAACAGGAAGCTTATTGAGCAATTGAGGGACTTGCGCTATGAGACTATGGGAAACGGGGATTTGAAGTTGCACCACAGTGAGTACGGGTTTGATGATTATCCTGACGCACTGGCACTTGCTTGTTGGGGATGCAGTCAGAATGTTTCTTACGCTCCTACATTAAGGTAAATGCTATATAGCACAACTTAAAGTTTATATCCATTATCATCTTTAAGCTTTAGGACGAGGTGCTATACGTGTGTGCGCTATTTACCATAAATCTAAAGACACCTACAATCACTGAGCATAGTAATACTATAATACCCGAGGTCTCACGTCCTACAACAAACACCTCTGCACCAAGTGCAGCAGCCTCGTCCATTTCTGTATTCTCGCATGGAAGCAAAATATGCAATGGTGATGGAATAAACTCCATATTTGAGGAGTTCAGGGGAAAAGTCTTTGACGACAAAATAAAGTTCAGAGGGGACATTTTAAAGAATGCCATTGACCACCCGTTCAACTTTGAAGTCCTTCTCAAGATGTACAAGAAGTTCGGACTGGTCACTGCAATTGTTGACAAGTACGTGGACTTCATTGTCGGTAATGGGTTTACAATAAAAGCAGACGATGCTAACGTACAGAAAGTTCTTGACGAGTTTGTCAAGGACAATCATTTCGAGAGCCTTCTCAGGAAGTGGATTAAAGAAGCATTGCTCACAGGCAACTCATTCATGGAACTAGGTGGTGCGACCAGTAAAAGTGCACCGATGGAAATGAAAGTTCTTTGCAGTAGGAATATGTTCGTCGCCCGCAATGACAAGGGAAAGCTTGAAAGGTATTATCAGTACAACCCTACATTGTTTGGTGAGTCTCCAATACCATTCGAGCCTCACCAGATTGCTCACTTAGCAATAAACCAGATTGGTGATGATGCTTACGGCAACGGAATAATTTATCCAATGCTTCACATCATCAACGATTTCATCAAGGCACGCAAGGACATGCATACCATTCTCAAGCGCAAGGCTAACAGTCCACTTTGGGCAAAGCTCGGTGACGCCGAAAAAGGCATTGTTCCAACTGCCGAATCCGTTGAGGCATTCGGCAAGACAATGGAGTTCATGAATGAGAAACAAGAATGGAGCACCGACCCTTACGTTGACTTCAAAGTAATAGACTTCGGCAATGTTGGTGACAAGTTCACTGCCGTGCTAGAGCACGACCTTGAAATGATTAGTGTTACGTCACAAACCCCTGAAGTCTTGCTGGGTTACGGAAGCATTCCTGAAGGACTGGCAGCTGAGCAGAAAGAAGCATTCGAAAAGCGTGCTCACTCATTCCAGATTGACATTGAAAAAATTGTTGAGGAAGACATTTTTGCAAGAGTCACTGCACCAATAAATACTGGAGCCAACATTGACTTTGTCTGGGGCAAGCCTAGTAAGAAAGACGTCAATGAGGAAGTAATAAGGATTACTGAAATGCTTAAAGTGTTCACCATAAGTGACGACTTACGATTCAAACTGGAAGACAGGCTGTACGAGTTGTTAGAACTTGGTGAGCGTGAAGAAAGCATTGAACAAGAAAAGGCACGTAAGGACGCTCAGGCACTGCCTGCAGTTCCAGGAAGTGCTAACAGTCCAGGTGCAAGATTCCCAGTGCGCAAACAAGGAGAGCCTGCAGAAAAGCCCAAGGCCAAAGAAGTTGGTTCGCAAATGATTGAGCATTGCACGTGCAAAGACGTATCACCAGACAAGCTGTTTGAAGACCTGTCACTAGATTATTCAATCAAGGAATGGGTGGGCTTTGACTACAACGAGTTCAAGAATAACATTTTAAGCTTTGTCGACAAGGACACGTTTCCTTTCTTAGCAGCGAAAGACCAGTTCGAAGAAGAAATCGGCAAGTTATCAGACACTCAGGTTGAGAAGCTGCGAAAAATAATAAGGCGTGGCTTCGACAACGGAGAATCAATCAACAAGATTGCCACTAGCATAAAGAATGAGGTAAGACCTGGAGACCTTCTTGCTGTTAAGGACGGCGAAGTGGAAAGGTACGATGACGGCAGGGCAAAGATTGTCGCCAGTGCAAGCGTGAGACCTTACACCATTGCAAGAACGGAGACAGTCAGGGCAGCAGCAGAAGGAGCATTAATGACGTACAAAGACCGAAACGTCGAGAAGGTGCAATGGATTGCAGCCATTTCGGACAGGACTTGCCCCACTTGTTTAGGACTCAGTAACAAAGTATTGCCTCTTAGTGAAGCACGTAACATGCTTCCAGCACACGTTGCTTGTAGATGCGCATGGATTCCAGTGATAGAATAAAATGGCACGAATAACTACAGAAGTTTATTATCATGGAGAACTGTTTTACATTGACGAAAACAATCTGTTGTACAGGCCAAAGATTTTAGAACACACCATACACCCTGAGCGTTACAGCAGTGACGATTTTTTGCAAGTATCAATAAGTGATTCAAAGCTTGAAGAAATGTTAAGAACTGCCATTACTGACGAAATAAAACAGCATGGGGGGAAGAAAAGATGACTGACGATTTTGTGGAAGAAGTCAAGCCAGCATTTGGGATGCGCAAGCGTCCTGACTGCCAAGCACCTAACTGTGCTCAGCCTAAAGAAACTGCGTTGTGCTTAGTGGCTGGTAAGTGGGTGTGCGGTGACTGTGCAATGAAGAAGCACGAAGAGATAAACGCCAAGATATGGAGTTGATTGGAATGCCTTGCGGTGGAAAGAAGAAAGGAAGAAAATGAGTGACGACACAATTCACGGACGAAGGTCTGTGTTCATTTGTCCACGCTGCAACATGCGTGTAGTTGTTTCTCCAGATAATGACGATGTTGAACATGATTGCAATAGTGGCAACGATGTTTTAGACCAAGAAGACATTCACGTCGTTGGAGACTGGGATGATTATTCAGGTAGTGGCAAACAGTCACTTCCAAACTATCAGGGCATAGAGAATAGGCTTCAAACTTCCAGAGGCGGAATTGAAGGAGAAGACGTTGACCCAGTTACTGTTAGGGGAAACAATGCTTCTACTAGCAGGCAACGTCAGCACATAGAACTCATAACACGCTGAAAAAACTATATAGCACAACTTAAAGTTTATATGCTAATCTGACCTAAGAACCTAAATCCGAGGTGACATTTAATGCCAAAAGCTTTTGACGACATGCTATCTTCAATAAAGAAGACTCTTTCTGGACAAAAGAATCCGAGAACTGGCAAATCATACACGGAAAGTGATATGTACGCAGTTGCAGTTGACGCCTACAAGAAAAAGTTTGGCACAGCACCAACTTCTGGAGAAACCAAGAATGTTGTTGTGGCTGAGAATGTCAGAGTCAACTTTAGTGGTTACGCAGAGGTCTTAGAATGAACGGCACAAAGTTCAAGGTCAAAGGGCTTGCTATCGAAGCAGGCATGAGCAGGAATAAGATAATGTATACTGCTGAAGAACTCGAACAAGGCAGCCAGACTCTTGCTGGCGTGACAATAATAAAAGACCACGAAGCCACCACGGACAACAGCATAGGCAAGGTTGAGTATCAGACTTTTAAGAACGGGCAGCAACACTACGAAGGCTGGGTTGAGGAAGACGGCACTGGCGTTGTCCAAAAAATAAGGGACAGGCGCTTGAAAGTCAGCGTTGGTGCAATGGTCAAGCAGCTAGTCCGAGAAAATGAAGACGACGAGTTCCTGCATGCAAAAGGAATACACTACTTGGAACTAAGCACAACGCCAACTCCTGGAGTTGCGTCAGCTAATATCCAAACTGACGAGGGCAAGACCAGTGATGTTGTGGAAAGCTTAGACCTCAAACAATTACAATCAACTCTCACCGAAGCAGAGATTACGGATATAATAGAGAAGTTCCAGTTAATCGGTGAGAAGATAATAGACGAAAATACCGAGAGAGGTGTAGCAAGAATGGAAGAAGAAAACAAACTTGCTGCCGAAAAACTTGCCACTGAAAAGCTGGCTGCAGACAAAGTTGCAGCTGAAAAGCTTGCAGCGGAAAAGGTCGCAGCGGAAAAGATTGCAGCTGAAAAAGTTGCTACTGAGAAGGCAGCTGCTGAAAAAGCAGAAGCTGACAAGGTTGCAGCGGAAAAGCTGGCAATGGACAAGATTGTAGCCGAAAAGGTTGCAACGGAGAACGAGAACACTGCTCTGAAGAGCAAGGTTCAGGAGATGGAAAAAATGTTGGGAGCAACAAAGGGAAAAGTAGACAACGGGACAACGACCGAGAAGGTTATGGCTCATGACAATTACGCTGTCGAGACTTCAAAGTCTGGAAAGCTGTCACTGTTCATGGTGCCCAACGCTGACGGAAGCTTCCCCATAAAGAGGTAAACAAAATGACAGCGAATCCAAACGGAGCAGTGCCTGTTCTTGACGGAACAGTGCCGAGAATCATATCGTGCTACGCAATGGAAGTAATATCTGGCGGACAGCTAGTATTTTCTTCAGGCGCAGACAACATTGTTGATTCAGGAACGACAAGCCTTGCAGGAACTGAAGTTACAGTTGCGCTGGCAGCTTCTGGTGACCAGTTCTTAGGAATGGCACTCAAGAACGTTGCAAGCGGTGCATTGGTTGGCGTAGCAACAAGGGGAGCATTCGTCGTTCCAGCTTGTGGTGACGTACTGGTTAGTGCCAAGGTTGGCACACTGGGAACTCACGCAGTGGCAGCGGTCGGCAGCGTTACAATAACGCAGGACGGCGGCAGGTCAATAGGTCGTGCAATAACGGGAGCAGCGTCAGGCGGTTTCTGTGTTGTAGACTTCCACGGGTGAACAAAATGGCAACTGACTACAAATATCTAAAAGAGTACATCGACCAGGGCGATGCCACAGAAGGACAGCTTCTGATACCCAGGAAAATCTACGACGTCCTCATCGACGAAGTGGACAAGAAGCTCCTTCCAAGGAGTGAAGCTGGATGGTATTTCGGCGCAGCACAGATTCCAGGCTCAAGCATAGATGTTGACCTTGACGACGTGAACACAGGCAAGGTTAGACCTATTGCGGAAGGCGCAGAGTTCTGGCTGGACAAACCCACGTGGTCAACCACAAACATCAAGCCTGAGAAGTACGGCGTTGCCGTCAGGATAACTGAGGAAATGCTGGAAGACGCCAAGTGGAACATGCTTGACAGAAGTGTCAGGACACTCGGCAAGAGATTCGCAGAGAATGAGACAAAGCTCATCCTTACTGCACTCTACGGCGCTTCGGACTCTGTCACTGGCGGTGCAGCAATAACCATTGCTAACATATCCAGGGCAATCCAGTACCTTGAAGACAACGACTATGAAGCCACCACAATGTACCTGGGCAACGAAGTTGCTTCGGACATAAGGCAGATTGACACCTTCATGGACGCAGACAAGCACGGCAGTGACGAAGTCAACAGAAACGGCTTCCTCGGAACCATTTACGGCTTGAGGCTGTACAGGTTTAGCACAAACGCAGCTCCTTCAACCACTTACAGCAAGTACGCTTTCGTGTTTGACAGGGCACACGCCTACGCCATAGCCGAGAAGCGACCAGTAACCCTGAAGAAGTTCAGCCTTGAAACATTCGACATGGAAGGAGCAGTCCTTTCACAGAGAATTGCAGTCAAGCTAATCAGGGATTACGCAGTCTGTACAATAACAACCTCGTAAAGTTGTTACCTTAATTTTTTTATTTTTTTGTTTTTCATTTTCAAGAAAAACACCGAATTGCAGTCCAAGAGGCTGTGTTCAATAAGTAATAAAAACGAACGAGTAGGTGAATCATAATGACAAAATGCGGATTAAGAAGGAGCAACTTTAAGGTCAAAGACCTTGACGTTAGCGGGCAGGTAACTGGCAATGTAGCTAATCCAGTAATGGTCAGCGGTGCAGGAAATGTTTGGTACGTTGATGCGAGCAAGGCAACTGGAGCTTCTGGTGACGGCACAACTTGGGATGAAGCGTTCATCACAATACAGGAAGGAGTCACTGCGGCAAGCGCAGGTGACGTGGTCTACGTTGCAGCACAGACACACACTGACTACACTGGCGACCCAGTGAGTTACTCAGAGAACATAATAATTCCTTACGCAACTTCTAACCTTGCACTCATCGGAGTCAGCAGGGGAAGAACTCAGGGTGGACTTCCACAGTTGAAAGTTGGAACAACAACCACAAGCCCAATAATTGCCATTAGAGCACCTGGTTGCCTGATAGCAAACTTGGGAATCAACGGCAATGGTGGAACTGGTGGTGGAATACTCTTCGACGATGATTATGCAGCGAAGGCAGCATTCGGAACCACAATTGTAAACTGTCACTTCAAGAACTGCGTGGGCACAACGGCAACAAACGCAGCCACGGGCGGAGCAATCCAGTGGGGCAGCGCAGGAAACGCATGGCAGATACTCATATCTGGATGCACATTCTACAAGAACGTTGGTGGTGTAGTCCTTAAAGGAACTAGCACTACACAGCCACAGGACGTCATTATAGAAGACTGCACTTTCATGGGTGGAGCTTCGGTTGATTGCCACTTGTTCTTGAAAGGCGGTGGCTCTGGAATATTAGGTCTCATCGTAAGAAATTGCGACTTTGACATAAAGCCAGCCGTCGGCTCAGGAACCAATGCAATCTATGCAGACTTTACTGGATGCACAGGAACTCTCGCAGGTTGTATGTTTGGTTGCGCAACTCAGGGCGCAGGTCTTCTGACTTTCAAGGCAGCAGGCACAGGCGCTAAGGTTCCAGCAACAATGTTCTTGTCTGGAAACTTTGGTGAAGCAGACACTGAAGGAGACACAGGCTACATTTACAGAGCAGCTTAAACATTTTTTTTTTAATTTTTTATTTTTTCATTATTAACGAGGTGAACAATCATGCTTAAAATACCTAAAAGAAAAGTTGAAGAGGAAGTTGAGACAATTTGTGATATTGACGAACCAGTCAAGACACAGACAGCAGAGCCAGTCGTGGCGAAGGTTGCAGAGCCTGTTGAGGAAAAAGTATTTGCCATTCCAAAGGCAGAACAAGTATGCAACAGGTGCAAGACAACTATGGAAGTCTTCAAGAAGGACGCTTTTGAGACAGTCTACAAGTGTCCTAAGTGTAAGGCAATGAAGAGCAGGTGCTAAAATGACAAGAGGCGGACTTGGTGGAAATGACCAGTATCACATAGTTAATTTTCATGAGGAAGAAGGAGATTCAACAAGCGTTGACGCTACCAACTCAATGGTGGTCTTTGTTGCACCTTGCGCTTGCGAAATAATTGACATGGGACTATCAGTCACTACAGCAATTGCAGCTCATGCAGACAACCATTGGACTATCCAAGTAGCAAACACAACACAGAGCAATAACTTGCTAAGCACAGCATTCAATACAGACAGTGACAATACTGGCAATGGCGGAAGAGCACTCACTGCAGCTGGCTTAGACAGTCTTTGCGATAACGGCAGCGGAACCAATTACTTACAGTATGCCGTGTTAGCAAAAGGTGACGTGCTCACACTGACTGCCACCAAGGCAGCTTCGGCAACAGCACTGGCAAATCCTCAAATAGTAATTAGATACAGACCATAATTTTTTAATACTTTCGAGCGAGTGGCACTCGGGTTCACCGCTAACAAATCAAACGAGGTGTTTAGACAATGCAAGGATTGCAAGATAAGAAATATCAGTACTTCGGCTCTGACCGAATGTTTTATTCAGGCTGCCCACTTAACTCAGGTACAGCTTGGAACTGGGTTGACTTCTCAGGTACTAACACTGGCTTCGGCACTCACGGAAACACAGAATGCCAAAGGTTTGCACTTGCAAGTTCAGGAACCAGCGTAGGACAATTAAGCTTCAATAGTGGAACTTCTTTCCACGCAGACATTTTCCCTAACGATTCACTCACTTTTGACGGAGTGAACAGGAGTGGCTGCTGGCTCAGGAGCAATACGGACTCGCAGGTTGTTAGGGTTTGGGCGTGGTGATTAGCCATGAGCAATATCCAACAGGCAAGAGCAACAAGTGAATCATTAGTTCAGGATGGTTCTTTCATAATAAAAGATTTTAGAGGCTTCACTGTCTTTGAAGTCAAGGACAATGGGGACTTTTATCATAAGGGAAGGCAGGTGAAACTATGAAACTTTCAATAATAGCAATCATGCTTCTGCTTTGCATGCCGATAGCATTTGCAAGTGTCTCTTATACACTTACCGCACCTGCCAATCTTGCAGAACAAACTAGCACAAGTATGTTATTCAACTGGACACCAACACTTTCAGTAGGAGCAACTGGCGGTGGAATGACAACGTGGCTATTTTTAAGTGCTGTAAATAATAATACTCCAGTATACAACACGTCAGCTACAGTCACTAATGCAACGTGGAGGAATGTTACAGTTACAGGATTAAGCGTAGGTTTTTACAAATGGTACTTAGTGACCAATGACAGCACAGGAAATACTACATCAGCGTCAAGGTGGTTTGAGATAAAAGACACTGACAATCAGACAGATTTCAGATGGACAAATACTGCAGGCACAGTGGCCATGCGACTCAACAGAGATACTGGTGACCTAGACCTTACTGGCAGCATGGATATAACGTCTAATCTTATAGTAAGAAAAAATCTTACAGTGTTAGGAACTGAGATAGTTGCTAATGTCACAACCATGAGTGTGAACGGAAGTGTAAACCCAGGAATAAACAGTACTTTTGGTCTTGGCACGTCATCATTGTATTGGCTCAATCTGTATACAACAAACTTGTACGCTACGAATCTTGAGAAGAATCTTGACGCTACAGGCTTCAATATAACAAGTGCGGCGTTCATCAGTGCAACGAATCTTAGTGGCGCACTAATATGGTCAGACTTGCACACTTATCCAGCAGCTTGTCCAGCAAACAGCGCAGTGACTACAGTGAATGACAGTATAACGTGTACTGATGGACTTTATACTCTTGCTGAGCAAGTTGCTAACCACGGAAACTGGAGTGCGGACAAATCTAGCTATCTTGCTCTTGCTGGCGGAACTATGACTGGCAATATAGTTATGAACAGCAAGAATGTTACTGGAATCACTTACTTGAACGCAACAAATCAGGATTTGGGTGGACAGCTAAACATGACAGGTTCTAACCAAGTAATATGGTTCGCCAATAATGCGAGCATTACTACAAACACCACATGTCTCATTTTGAGAAGCCCTGATGGAACAGGAGTGATGAACGTATGCAATACTTAAAAATTTTTTATTGGTTTCTTTTTTTAATACTAGCGTCAGCTATTAGCTTTGCAGGCTCTTGGTGCTATCAGGAAACGGCAAATGCTTCAACGGCTGGAGATGGTAGTTGCGGGCTTGAATACACTGGAGTTTATACTTGCAGTGGAACTTGGAATGACGCTGGAGAGCATAATTGCTCTTATGTTTTCGATGGTAACTGGTCAAGTTCAGGCAGTGCAGCCAGTGGACAAGAAACTTATTTGTACATTAATTATTCTGTTCCTGTAAATGCCACAAGTAATAGTGTATGGAATATTAAGGACACTGCTGGCGTTGAAAATTTAAGTCTGGGAGACTGCTGGGCAGACCCTATCATGGTTTATGCTTACAGTGATTACACTGGAGGAGATACTACTGAGTGGCGCTGCTGGAACGGAACTCACTGGAGAATGTTATCTGCCGATGTTGGCAGTATTCCTTTGTATGAGGAAAGTATGTATTGGTATGACAACACAACAGGAGCAAGTTCTTGCACTTACTCAAGTGGTGCGTGGAACATCAAAGCAGGAGACATTTGCACTCTGAACACTAATATAGATGTCTTAGGAAACTCAGTTTTGGTAAATGGTTCTGGCTCAGTCACTCTAACTGCTGACCTCTATAATATCAGCAAGTTTGAAATATATGGAACCAATTTCATAATCAAAGGCGGGAGCGTGACGGTTGAATGAAGTGGGTAATCGCTTGTTTTGCTTTAGCTTTGTTGTGTGCAGTAGCGTATGCTTCTATCACGCAATCTGGAGATGATATGGTCATTGACGGAAACCTTGAAGTGATAGGTAACGTTCAGATTGATGGTAACTTCACAAGATACAACCCTCATGCCACTTTTTATGACTTGACAACCCAGACTTTGGGCAGTGCATCAACAGCGTACTATTCTAACTTCAGCAATTTCAGCGGATATCAGCTGAGTTTAGAAAATGGAAAGAATATCACCATTGACGTTGCAGGACACTATACTTTTGCAGTGAGCGCAATATTCACGACGGACACCGTGAACAAGTGCGCAGAGCTTTGGTTCAGAATTAACAACACGGATGTTCCTAATTCGAACACGAAGATGTGCCTTTCAAGTGCCACTCTTGAGGTTCCTTTGGCGGTTGCGCTTACTTTAGACTTGGGAACAGATGATTGGGTCAACGTGATGATTGCAACGGACGATGCTGGAACTACCATGCCTTACACAGCAGCCACTGGTTACAGTCCTGCTGTCCCGAGCATAATACTAGAAGTTTGGAAAACAAGTTCATTAGACTGAGGTGTTTATGATGGTTGAGAAAAAAACGATTGGCATTGGTTTGCTTTCGGCTCTGCTAGCAGGACTGATAGTTCTTGGTGGAATAAAGCTTACTGATGATAATGTCTATTATTGCAGCAGCAGTAAGACAGTGATGCAGTGTACAAGTCTTCAGCAATATTATGGTCTTGATAACGGAAAGTGCATAAATGCCAAAGTTGGAAATAAACTTTGCAGGAATGGCTGGGCTTTAGTTATTGATGACGTTATGCTTACCTCAGAAAGCAACAACGTGCAGCAGTGGATTTGTAATGCAGAAGAGTGTGTTCCCAAATGACAAGAATAACTCTTGATACAATAAGTGTGAAGCTAGACATCATGCACGAAGACCTTAGAGAACTCAAGTGCCAAGAGAAGCTCAACACTGAGTTCAGGCAGAAGGCCACTGGAATCATAGGGTTCGCAACTGTTTGTGCTGGAACTTTTGGAGCGTTCATTGTTTGGGTTGGTGCTAAGATGTTTGCAATGTTCGGGGGTAAGGGATAATGGCAAATTGGAATACTGGTTCGTTCATAGCGCAGGTTCATATTGAGATTCCTGACGTTCCTGAGCGCATAAGTGGAACTAACATGACGAACACTATTGACATGGCTAGGCTCAGGGTTCAAAGGTACACTGGAGCCACGCTTAGTTTGTCCAGCGTGGACGAGAAGTACATTCCACCAATACTGCATTTCACTTGTGCCAATGTGCTATCGAGTATGGAACTTGAAGGCACGGACGCAGCTTCCGTTACCATAGGAGAATTTACGTTGAATAAAGGCAAGACGTCAAGTGCCAAGTCTGCAGCGGATGATTACTTAGTGCAGGCCAACGAGGAACTTAAAGACCTCGGAACAAACATAAATTATCGTCAATCATTGTGAGGTGTTGCTAATGAAAGAATTACTAAGAAACAGTCCACATCAGCATGTTGAAGTTATCAGCGTTCCTGATGAGCAAGTGGACAGGCTTTTGGCCACTGGCAATTATGAACTTGTTTCAGAAAAGAGCAAGTTCGACAAGGCTGACAGTAAAGAAGAAAAGCTTGAGCGCAAGCACAAGTGAGTTGTTAGACCATGGTGCTTAATATAGGTCAGCAATTTGCCTTAGATTTTTCTGGAAATGTTGCGCTGTATGGAAGGTTAATGCAGGTTAAGCATTATGCTCCAACTTACTCAGGCACTGCTTACGACCAGAATTATTTAACGGCTTCTGGCTCAACTCAGTATGCTTACGCCATGGACTTCCCTGTTGGCATGGGCAGGACTGGTGGTCAGGATTTCAAGCTCTTAGAGCAAGGACAGATTCAGATTGATGACCGTAAGATGTTCTTTAATCCGTCAATTAACTTCAGTGGTGCTCACGTCAAGATTTCCATAAGTGGAACTTCCATTACAGAAATATTTGCAGCACTTCCTGACGGGGCAATAATTCAGAACGTTCAAGGCACTGACATTTACAAGAAGGTCTACGTCAGGAAGTTGAACACTGGAAGCTTCCCCGGAGAGTTCTGATGGCAGGTAACGTTGGCATTGAAACTGTGGGTGTGGCAGCAGCCATTTCTTTCTTGAATAAAGAACTGAAGCGTGTTGAGAAGGAGCTTAATGAGGGCGTGTCTCAGGCAACCATGTTTCTGCAAGGAGAAATTGTCAAGAGCATTTCAGGTGCCAAGTCTGAAACAAGGAGCGTTGATACAGGACGCTTCATGCAGAGCGTTCAATCTACCGTGAACCTGGGTGTAGGTCACGTTCATACCAACGTAGAATACGCTCCCTTCTTAGAGTATGGCACGTCCAGACTAAGCCCTAGAAGGCACTTCTGGAACAGTTTAGAGCGCAATAGGGACAGGATTAATGAGATAATAGCGGATAGGCTTAACCAAAAATTCAAAGCCTCTACAACGGGCTTAGAGGCTCAAGATTATAGGACTTAACTATATAGCACAACTTAAAGTTTAAATGCTTGTATAGGTAAGATAGAGATAGGTTGTCTGTGGCTGCAGACGAAGGGTAAACCATGGCTGTGGGAAATAGTACAATAATTCACGACACTGTATTGCTCATACGTGACCTTCTTCTGAACAGCGGAGTAACAGACCCCATATCTTCCAAAAGAACTGGAAACCTAAAATTCATAATGACATCGTACCCTAACAGGAATGTTTTGTACCCTGTCATCACAGTCCGCAACATAGGATTCAAAGCTAACAGCGCAGGGCAGAACACTACTGACATGTGGACAATAATCACGACCGAAATTAGAATATGGTCACAGTCTGTCGAGCAGCGTGACGTACTTTCTGATTCAGTATTTAATTATCTTCGGACTAAACAAACAGGCTCAGGCGGAAGCATTCCAGGAAATCTTTACGATTTTGCTGTATCGTCATTTGTGCCTGTCGATGAGGAAGGAGAACATGGAATACATAGTGGAATATTTACTGTGACTCACAAGTTTGTCACAAGTAATGCATAAACGAGGTGTAGGAAAATGGCAAGAATGGTTGGAGACCAAACACAATCTGCGATGATTTTTGAGTCAGGAACATACGCTGCTGCGAGCGGAACTGGGCAGTGGTTAGGAATGGTTCAGAATATGAACATCAAAGAAGAAACTGGAGTAATGCATGTCAGGTACACGCAAGGTGCATCAAGGAACGTTGCACAGCACGTGCCAACGCTCACTCGAGCGAGTGCAGCATTCAGTTGTTATCCTCAAGACTGGAGAATGCTTGCGTTTGCTCTAGGAAGCTGCGTTGATACTTCTGGAACAGCAAGTACTCACGTAATGAGTGAGACTAACAACAACAGCAGCAATGCGTTCACGTCAGGAACAACTGCTCCTTTCAACAGCTTCACACTGGAAGACGCTAAGAGATTCAGTGACACAGGACTTAATCATGTCAAGACAGCATATGGAAACATGATTGACGAGTTCACCATGTCACTTCCAAGAGGAGACGCTGTCAAGTTAGACATTGCGACAAAGGCACAGTACGTTGGCTACGGCTCAGGAGCTGCAACCACAGTGACTGCTTCGACAACTCTGCCGTACCTTTCTCAGCATGCACAGTTCAGCCTGCCTAGTGGTACAGTGATGAATGAGATAAACTCAGCAACAATAAAAATATCAAATGGAATTGTGGCTGAACCATGGATTAACGGAAGCCCGTATGTGACATTGCCGTACCCCACGAATCGTGAGTACAGTGTAGAACTCAAGGTTGACGCTAACACCACTTGGGCGAAGACATTGTACGACCAGTACTACAAGGGCGGAAGTGACTTCAATATGTTCTTCCGAATTGCTCCAACAGCAACAAGGTACTTGAACATGACGTTCAGTGGATGCAACATTCCAACCATGGACGACCCTTCAACATTCAGCGGTGGACAAGAACAGACCATAACAATAAAGCCAAAGGTCTGCTCAGCAGTTGCTTCGGACACTGTGGTCAAGTACAATCCGTGGTAAATATTTGGGGGTGGATTAAATGTATTTAACAAAAGAAACTGCACTGTTTCAAAGGAATGACAAAGAACAGTTACTGCCAGTGGACGTTCCGTTGCTCATGCTGGAACGTTTTGCTTATGTGGACAAAACATTGCCTCCAACGGAAGAATATCCCGAAGGCAAGAAGATTAAAGAAAAAGTCTTGGTGTCATCTGCTCCTTATGTGAAGATGATACCTGCGCCTCGTGGCAAGTGGCTCGAACTCATAGGACTTCCAGCAAAAGAACAAGACAAGATAATACTGGATGAACACCTTGTGGAACCAAAAATTTCCTTTGAGAAAGACTACGCAGCAATGAAGCCTGGAACAATGAGTGCAATATCAACTGCGCTCACAGCAGTTTCCTTAGACGTTGAGCAAAAGCCTTCTGTGGAGCAGGACAAAGTAAAGCTCACAGAAGCTGAAGAATGGTTGTTAAAAAAAAAACCACTAATGGAGAACAACAAACAATCCTGTTCCTCCACGAGCACGGGTACAACTTCTTCAACATAGGAAAGCTCACGTACCGAGAAATAAATTATTTAATTGACGCTTTTATTAAGCGTGAAGAAGAAAAAGCAGCAGCTTACGAAAGTGCAAGGAGATAAACAAAATGGGACTTGGTGATTCGTTAATGAGTGGTATTGTAGGCGGAGCCACTGTTGGAATAGTCATCAAGGCGTACGACCAATTCTCGGACACTTTTAACAGGGCAGAAACTGGCATGACCAAGCTTGGCATGGCTGCAAGGGTTGGAGGAATTGCACTGACAGCAGCAGCTGCAGGACTTTTTACCTTCGGAGTTTCCAGCGTTAAGGCTGCTGCTAATGCAGAAGTAATGACAGCACAGTTCAAGAAGATGGCACAGAACAGTGACGACTTGTTAGTTTCTTTAAACAACGCAACTCATGAGACAGTCACAGATTTTGAACTTATGTCCAGTGCTAACAAGGCACTTGCGTTAGGAATTGAACAGAACAAGCTTCCTGAATTTTTTGAGCGAGCAGCGATTCTTGGACAGCTCACTGGAAGGTCAGTAACGGAAGCAGTTGGGGACATAACGTTAGGTGTTGGTAGACAAAGCAAACTTATACTAGATAACTTGGGAATAATAGTGGACGCAGAAGCAGCATACCAAAATTATGCAAATGTTCACGGCACAGTGGCAGCAGCACTTACTGAAACTCAAAAGAAAGAAGCATTCTTGCAAGCTACTCTTGAAGGCATGAAGAAAACAATTGAAGACAACGGACTTGTATTTGAGGAAAGTCTTTCTGTAAAACTTGCCAAGGTTAACAAACAATTCTCAGACCTTAAAGTGCAGGTAGGCAATGAATTAATTCCCACTCTAACTGAGTTGGCTGATGTATTGATAGAACACAAAGATGATTGGATAGCATTGGGGCAGGCTGCTGGCAAAGTATTATCAGGAATGCTCACAGGAATAGGATGGGTGATTGACAAGGTCGGTGACCTTGGAGCAAAACTTGGTAATGTTATAGGACTTGCCAAAGATGTTTTCACTGCGGATAGTTTTGCTGACATCAAGATGAGTGCAGCAAAAAGGGCTAACATAAATGATTACATTAATGCAGGATATTCCGCTGAGGACGCAATGCGTGTAGGCGGAAGTTCTTTTGGTGGAAAACTCATGACGGCTGCAGAGTACGGACAGATTCAGGCAGAAAAAGCAGCAGGTGGAGCAGTAACGGGCAATGCCATTCCTGGACTCAACGGAGCAGCAACCATTGGTGGCGGAAGTGTCGGTGGAGGTACAGGTACTGACGTGACAACGCAGCACACCGAAGCCATAGACTCGGACACTCGCACAATAAAGAAAAGCGAGGAAGCCAAGATTAACCTTATGGACAATGAGTATCTCATGGGAGAAACTGTCAAGTCAATGACAGTGCTTTACCAAGAAGGAATAATATCTAAGGACGCTGACGTCAAGGCAGTCATAAAAGCAACCACTGCGCAAGAAAGCTACAGCAACTGCTTAGAACAATTAGACAGCCAAACAAGAAAGGTCGTTGAGGCAATGGTCAAGGCTCAAGTTGCAATGTCAGGTGGCTCAGGTGGTAGTAAGAGTTCAAGAGGAAGCAGTGGTGGCGTTTCATACAAAGGTGGCTCAGGAAGTAGTACAGGAGACCCTAGTCAAAGCAATGTTGTTTGGGATATAGGCACACAGACTTATATGACACAAACAGAATCTGCAAAAAGAAGTGGTTACAACCCTGCACTTCATAGTGGAAATGTCACTAACAATTATTACACCACTGACAATTCATCAAAATCTAAGAGAGTGACAGGTGTAGCATAATGGCATATACAACAATAACATTCGGCGGCGTAACTATCTATGCTGAAAATATTTTAGAAACATCAGTGCCTGCTACTCGAAAACAATTACTTGGAAAAAGACTTGTGATGAACGAGGTGTTTGCTGACGCTTGGGACTTTAGATTTGTTATCAGTGGAATAATAATTGGCAGCGCAACAACTATTGATTCAGCACGCACTGATTTACGAGCATTACGAGATGGTCTTAAACATGCTTATACTGACGGTAATTCAGAACGTAATGGCAATTATATTGTTGAAGACTTAACATTTTTTGATGATTCAAAAACTGCTGCAACAGTAACTAATCTTCGCTACAATATGACGATTATCCAAGACCAATATGATTGACCATGGGAAATACAACAAAAATAACAATAGGATTTTTAATCTTAACTATACTTAGTGTCTCAATATACATTATGCTTCCTGAAGGTGCTAAGATAGTTGTTAGTGACACGAACACAAAGCTTTACGTTTGGGAAGATTCTTCGTGGGAACTCGGAGCAACAGAAACTGTCAAACTTTACAATGGTTCAAAGCTCATGACAGCAAAGTCAAGAAGCCATGGCTATGAGAATATTTCAGAAACTGAATTTCATCTTATAAGAAATGTTACTTACGCTTCAAATATTACTGTACAGCAAACTTATGTTTTCAATCCTATGCTGGACAAGGTTGACTTTGTCTCCCTTAGCAGCATTATAAGATGCTTGAACTGCAAAGGAAAAATATTGCAGGTAGAATATTCTAATCTTGAAGGATTCACTGAAGCAACAAGAGATGCTATTAGTCCTGAAAATTTTGGTCATAATATAAGAATAATATGGCAAAATGGAGCTTATTATGCAAAAGTACGTCAGTTAGTTGGAGAGGATAAGCTTACAATAAAGTACAAGCCTATTATTAACGATGAAATTTTTAACATAGAAATGAATAATCCACAGAAAAAAATAATAAAGAATTGCATCGGTGTGACAACATATTATAATGAAACTATACCACAATATGAACACATAATAGTAAATAAATCTACTGACAATGGTAGTATTATTGAAGATGAACTTATATATCTTGGTGATGAAATAAAAATAATATCATCAATAAAGCAAAATTGTTCAGAAATATTAACTGTTAATAATAAAACAGTTGACTTTAAAAAACAGGGATATATGTGTTCTGAAAATCATGATGGGGTTATTTGTGATTCATGTATTGATGGTAATTGTGATGGTGCATGTTCTTCTAGTGGTGGTGAAACGTGCTGTAAAATATTTGACGAACAAATAATTTGTAAAAATGGGATAATAGAATGGATAAATAAAAGTTATATTTTACCTGTTCATAAATTAGAGGTACAACAATGAAATTTAAAATTTTATTTTGGTTCATTGTTGTTTTTATGTTGTCGAGTTCAGTTATGGGAGCATTAACAGATGGACTAATACAATACTACTCAGCTACCAATGGAGTTCTAACTGCCGACGTAGGAAAAACATACACGAAGCTCGGAACACCAAGCAACGTTACAGGATTCTTTAATCAGGCTTATAATTTCACAGCAATAGACCAGAGGTTTAACCACTCAGCAAATGCTCAAACCACGAATACGACTGTTAGCGTATGGGTAAACAAACATGGCATAGGTGGCTGGACAACTGCTGGATATAATGCAATAGTGGCTTCATCTTCTAATGGTGCTTGGGCTGCGGGTGACTGGGCTATAATGACAAGAGGAACTGCAACTGAAAATTTAACTGTAAATTTAAATACAGGCGGTGGTCTTTTTACTTATGGTAGCGTATTGAGTAATAATTCTTGGAATCATATTTTGGTGATAATTGATGGAACTGCTGGCACATGTAAATTATATTTGAATGGAGTATTACAAAGCACTCTTACTGATGCAAATATTATAAGAGCATGGCCTACATTAAACTACTTAGCCATTTGGAGCATAAGAAATAATGACTGGTTTCAGGGAACGATAGACGAGTTCGCACAATGGAATAGAACATTAAATGCAACAGAAATATCAAATATGTATAATAGTGGTGCGGGATTTGCATATCCTTTTGATTATTTATTTCCAACAATAGATAATTCAACATATAATTTAACAAGCGCAAGTAGTGGACAAAATAGTACTGCTTGGAGAAATGGTAATGAGGCAACATCAATATTGACTATTGACACTACTCCAACAGTAACATTTAATACAATACAAAATGCTTATTGCAGAATAAATAAAGAAGACCAAAACTGGACAACGATGGGCACCAGTAGAAATTGTTCAACAACAGGAACAAATAGTCATGTGTGCACATTAGCTGCAGGTGATGCGTTGGTGTCATCATCAGATAAATTATTCATAGCTTGTATTGATGGAACACTTAATGTCGAGACAGAAAGTTCAACTAGCGGATTATTAAATATCACATTGGGTTCTATACCTGAAGTAACTATTATTTCACCAGAAAATGACACTATTGCAAATGAGAATATACAGTGGGCTTATATAAATGCAACAGATAATATTTATGCAACGTTGAATTGTTCGTTGTTAATTAATGGAACTATATATAATACAAACGATTCTGTATTGAATAATACACCAACAAATATATCTAGTAACACTACGTTATCAGATGGTTATTATTATTTCTGGGTTGCGTGTATTAATGATGGTATTACAGGTACAAGTTTAAATTATTCTATAACAAAAGATACTAATGCTCCATATTTTGAAAATGCAAAAAATACATCTAATGATACATTCAAATATAATAGTAGCTTAATAACAAATATCACCATAACAGATACGATTGGAAATATTAGTTATTATATTTTTGCGTCAAATATATCTGGCATAATGACAAATAGTTCTTCAGTAATCAATAATACTGCAGCTTCTATCAATGTGAGTGTTACATCAATATTAAATATCACCCATAAGCCTGAAGTATGCTGGAAGTTTTGGGCAAACGATTCAAATTTTGGACACTCAAATGAATCCGAAGAATACTGTATTCAGATGACTGATACATTACCAGTTGTCACCAATGTAAATATTACTCCAACAACAGCGTATTATGATACAGTATTGATTCCTAACTATACAATAACTGATGTTGACGAGGACGCAGAAACAGATTCATATTTTACATGGTTTATCAATGATGTATACAACAGTTCGGGACTTGCAAATTCAACCAACATAACAACTCTTACCAATGTGAGAAAAGACAGTATGGTAATAATACAGATAACACCACAGAATGGAACACACAATGGGACTGCTATTAATAGTTCTGCAATACGAATACTGAATTCCTTAGCTGTTGTAAATACGTCAAGAATACTTCCTGACCCAGCATATACCAATAGTTCATTAACAGGATATTGTAATGCGACAGATGTTGACGGTGACATTATAGATTGGTTCTATTATGAATGGTTTAATGATGACGGATTAAATAGTTCTGGAAGTATTAATTACACGTCAATAGGAAATTATACTTACGATAATTTTGATGATTCGGTTGTCAATACAACATTATGGGGTGACGCTCCTGTTGGCACATCAACATTGTCAGAAGGATTGAATGTTTTAAATTCTTCTGTTGTTAATCCTGGTGGTGATGGTGCATCAACTATTCTTGGTGGTGTTAAACAACTTATAAGTTTTACTACATTATCTAATGCTCCTGACGCAATAAACGTTACAATAAAAAATATGACAGTTCTTGCAGCCGCAGTATTAAATTCTAATTCCTATGCGTATACACAGATAAGTAATGGTACTGATAATATTTGCGCCATGGGTGGTATTGCATTATGTAGTGGCACTCCAGGTTGTTCTGTACAGTATCTTGTGGATTATATTGATTTACTTATTGTCATAAACACAACAGCAGATACAGTTTATGTCTATAATAATACAGATGAATTATTATGTGCTGATACATTATCAGGAGATATTTATATCCAGACAGAACAACAAGCTGACGATGGAGGCTCAGATGGTTCAGGTTCTACCAGAGTAACATTTGCAGAAGTTAATTATACAAGTAAATTACCATTCCAAGAAAGTGTAGAGTACGCAATAAATACTATTTCAAGTCAAGCAGTAGACACTAATTGGACATTCTCATGTTTGGCCAGTAATATTACAGCAAATAGTTCTTGGCTCAATTCGTCAGTTGTAACTGTTTATCCAACTAATCCTATATTGGTGTCAGCTCCAGAATTTAATTTGACAACAGTATATACAAATTCATACTTGGGTGCTAATACGTCATACTATAATTATTATTCAAGACTTGGCAATATAACATTTTTTTGGTACATCAACGATACATATATTTTTAGTGAATCGTTTAATAATACAGTTGCAGGAACAATACTTAATTCTAGTTTAGATAATTCATATTTTTCTAAAACTGACAAAATAAATGTTTCCGTTCAGGCAATTGATGAACTGTTTTCGTCACCATATAATTATTCTGAACAGATTACAGTAAGTAATAGTGTTCCAAATGTTACAATTGTAAATATGACTAATAATACAGCAACAACAAATAATACACTGTCTGTTGATTTTGAAGCTGACGATATTGACAGTGACATTCTAAACTGCTCAATTTTTGTTAACGGAACTAATTACGGATTTAATGATAGTGTAGATGTGTCTGTATATTCTACATTAGTTGCTAACTCTACTATTGACGATGGGCAATGGGCATTCTGGATAAATTGTAGTGATGGCACTGATTCAGCTAATAGTCAAAACATGACGATAATTATTGATAATAATCCTCCGTCGTTAGTAATAAACAGTCCTGCCAATGAAACCGCATATGCGAATACAAGTTATGAAGTGGTATTCAATTATACAGCTAGTGACGCATACAGTTTTGGAAACTGTACATTGTACATAAATAATAATAGTAACACTACAAATACTTCATCGGGTAATGCTACGTTTACATTATTATTGACTACTGGCACATATTATTGGTACATTAATTGTACTGATACCTCTGGAAATATTAATTATAGTGCTGAAAGAATATTGGGACTTTTTACATTAGTTTTTAAAATTGAAGATTATAATACAACAAAGAAATGGGAGATGTTCACAACTCCAATCATAAATTTATCATCAGATGGTTATGCATCAACATTTTGTATAGACATTAGTCTTAAAGATTATGGAATAAATTACACTTGCGGAACGTTGCCCTTATATTACAATTTTACAATTCCATACGTTGAAACAACGGAGTTTAGTACTGGAGTATCAGAAATAAATATTACAGATAATGGTACATTTGAATTCAATACAAAAAACTGGAGTGAACTTACTGGTGTAACAGTTGATATATATGCTTATGACACAACACTTGATACAACACTGGACAGTGATAACGACAATAATACACAAGTAACTTTTAGAGGATACTTAAATAATAATACACTTGTTGAAAACAGGTGGTATGATAATACAACAACATTAACAGACGTTGATTTTACAGCTACTAGTACCTATACAACATATATACGTTTAAGCAGTGCTGCTAGTATGCAAGATAACATTACGTTTTGGGTTAATGCAACTGCATCAAATCCAATAGAATTAGACTATTTAGAACTTTGGTACAATGATAGTTATTTTGATGACACTAACAACGGCTCATATTATTCAACATCACTTCCAACGTTTGTGTTTGATGATATGACTTCTGACGTAAGTGGAAGATGGAATTATAATGAAGGCGGTGAAGGTATTGCCGAGTGGGATTCTAATGAGACTATATATACGTTATCAAGTGCAACAGCATACTCAGATGGTTCCTATATTGACACAGCACAGCAGTATGCGCATTTAAATTCTAAAGGCTTGGATTTTAATACAAAAACACGAGTAGACATTTATTACAATATGAGTTGTAGTGCATACGGGTATGAATCAAACGGGTGTTGGGGAAATTTTGGAAGTGGTATAGGTATAGCATCCATAAATTTGGTCACCAATGCAGCAGGCACACTTCCTAACACTGAGGTAATATCACTATCTTGTTATGGTAGTTCAAGTTCTACATCTTCAGGAGTATTAAGTTTTAGATATAATGCTAGTGACATTACACAATTATATGTTTACAAAGATGGAGTATTTCTAAAAACTGTTGCAAATCCAGGAAGTGGTACAAACATTAAAGGATATTCATTTGGATATGCGGATGGTTATGGAGCTGATTGTGGTTTCGGTGGAGGAACTGGTGTTGGTTATGTTTACTTCTATCAGATAAATTATAGTGGAGCAGGAATTAATTATTCACAGACAGATAATCATTGGTTAGATAATCAGACAAGTGCAGAAGCATTTTCAGATATTATATTATCAAGTGATGAGGATATAGTAAATGTTTATCCAGACTTTAGTGAGTTACAACCTGCAGGTTCTGATGTAAGATTATATGTTTCAGCTGATAATGGTACTAACTGGCAAGAGGCTACAGATGAAAGTTTCTTAACATTTAGTAATCCAGGAAAATACTTACGTTACAAGATAAATATGACCAACACGCAGACAGAGCTTCCAGTGGGAATGTACTATGTTGATTTGCAGGTATCAAGCGATTCTGTTTCTGATTTGGGCGTGAAAGTAGGAACTAATATATCATACCAATTCAATGTCAGTGGAGATTTAAACAATTCAACAACGCCCACTGTTGTTACCTTAGATAGTGATATTTTCAATAATTATTTACAATCATCAACTTGTAATACAACCACAACATGTGATGTTCCAATAATATTTGATATTTTATCAACTAGTAAAGGCTATCTCACTTTTTGGAATTTAACTGCAACTGGGACACTAGCAGATGTTAGTTTAAACTATTCAAGTTTTAATCTTTCTAACTGTTCTACAGAAGATTGTAATAAATCTATTGCTGTGAATAATTCTAATACCACTATACAATTTTCAGATTTACGAGTTAAATATAGAGGCACTGGTAATATTACTATCACTGGGCATAATGATGAATATTCTGAATCACAAACCATGATGATTTATTATTCCCCGTTCAGTGTAGAATTTGTTCCTACAGGAATTACTTACATGTTATTTAACCCTATGAGTTCAAGCCAGAAAAATGTAAGTCCTCACGGACAAGTTATGAGCAGATTTAAAAATTTAAGTATTCAGAATGTTTCAAGCTCAGCATTTGACCATAATATTGATTTGTATTTACAAACCAATGCAACAGATGGTTACATAAATACCACCAACATGACGAATTCTACAACAATGTATATAATGAATCAGACAACAAAACTTGCATCATCAACAGTGGTACTTAATTATAGCAGACAGGCATTTATGCAGAATGTCACCAATTCTTCAGAATATCCAGTGTATATACTTGCAGATTTTTATAACGTGTCAGGACGACCTTATTATGCTTGGTGGAATTGGTGGACTAGCTATTGCTCAGATTCAGGTGATGGATATGGTGGATGTGTGGTGATTGACTAATGGCAACACTATCACGACCTAATTCTGGAAGTTTTCATGATGATGAAGTTATTGTAATTACTCCACGTTCTACTTATACGCCCAAATTAAAAGTATTAGTTACGCTTCATAGCGGAACTCAAGTCGACCTCGCAAGCTCTACAAGTCCTCATGTGCTTAATATTTCTGTAACAAGAAAAACTCTTAATCGAGGCTTTGGAACTTTCACTGTTGACATTGATAACACAGAAGGTAAGTGGAACTCTATCATTACGGGCGGAGAAAGAATTGACATTTATGCAGATTTTACAGATGCAACTAATCAAATATTCAGAGGAAAAATCGATGCACCTTTCAAAAGCTTTGATGCTAACAACGGATATTTTATGGTACTTGAAGGCAGGGAAGCTCCAGAAGTTCAAGACAGGCTAATTGTTGAGAGTGTTACGAGCCAGACAGTATATGTGTTATTATCTTCTATGGTCACTAACTGGTTCTCTAGTATTCTTACAACTACTAACATGAGCACTGGAATGACCACATTAATTTATAGAGATTACACTTGGGCAAAACCTGCAAAAATATTCAGTGATGCATTGAACAAAGCAGGGTACTATGGCTACTTAGATTTTGATTACGATATACATACGTTCACTCAAGAAATAAATACTGCTGAGAGTGTAGTCATAGGACAGAACCTTGCGGCAGTGAATAATTATGGTGAAGACCTTCTAGAACGTCGTAATAATATCATAATGACTGGCGACAAGGTTGAAAGTGCTGGAAATTTTTATTATGCTAAAAGTAAAAAAGATAGCACAGATATAGCTAGTTTTTGGCAGAAAGACCTATTAGTCAATGATAACAATCTTCATTCACAGGAAGCAATTGAGACTGATGTTAGTCTAAAGCTTGGAAGTTCCAACGTAACAGATACCAAAGGAACACTTACAGTACTTCATGGACTTCCAACACTTCGTCCAGGACAAAGCATTTACTGTGAATGCCCGAGGTGTGACATTTCAGGACTTCATATAGTGCAAGAGTTCACTCACAATATTAGTGCTGCCAATTGGGTAACTACACTTTCTTATGAACGTAATGGCACTGAATTATGGGATATTATTTCATTAAGAGATGATAAGATAACAGGCAACATACAAGCCTCCAACAATCCTAATGCCATCACAGATGCAATATGTTACACCTTCGAAGAAAGTTCGTCACAATTTACGCACACTAATACACAAGAATTGAATAGTACACTCATGTTAGATACTGGACAATCATCTGGCAGTGCAACAAGTATAACAAAATATAGTGATGCAGTAATAACTGGTGTGGAACTTAGGATACATGGGCAAGATTATAACTCTTGCACGTTTGAGTTCAGCGTTGACAATGGTAGCACATGGCAAGGTATTGGATTAAATACGTTAACAGTTCCGACAGTGGAAGGAATAGCTATAAAAATAAGATTTAACTTGCAGAGTGATACTGACAATCCCACACCAAAAATATGGAGTGCATGGCTAGGTTATAAATGAGGTGAATCATAATGAATTTTTCGCCGTTAATAAAAGCGTTTCCTTCAGTATTTGAAAATTATTGGAATAATAAGTGGCCAAAGTCTAATATAAAATACATGACAATTACTGGCGGAGAACTTGTTGACATACGTACAACACTCACTGACACTTGTATGGAAATACAAGAACTTGGCAATACTATAAGTGGTGAGGCTAAAAGCCATGATGAAGCAGCACTGACATGTCTCAGAGCTGTTATGAAGCGTGTATCGTACAAGAGTGATATGCTTAAATGGAACAAACCTGAACGCTGGCAGTCACCTGCAGAAACCTTTGCGTTGGGCACTGGTGACTGTGAAGACGGAGCTTTAATGCTCATGACACTAATGGACGCTGCTGATATTCCTGCTTGGCGCAGGAAAGTTGCCTGCGGTTATGTGCTAGAGCCAAGAACCAATAAGAGAGTTGGGCACGCTTACGTCATTTATTTGAAAGACGATTTCCGTTGGTACTGCTTGGACTGGTGTTATTACCCAGTAGAAAGTATAGAAAACTATTTAAAGAATGTCCCGCATAGCGAACTAAAGAAATATTATGACTTGTGGTGGACGTTCAATCAGGAACATAGTTGGGCACAACATGCCACACTTGTGAGGTGAACAAAAATGGTAAGTAAAGAAAGTCCGAAGTATAAGTTAAACAAGGAAGACGGCAAGAAGATTTTGAAGGGCTTGGGAATTGCCTGCGGCGGTACTGCTGCAGTGTTTCTTCTAGACCTTTTGCCACAGATTGATTGGGGAACATATGCCTACATAGTCATACCATTGGCAAGTGCATTGTTGAATGCAGCCTTGAAGTTCTTTCAGGGCAAATAATTTTTTTTTATATTTTTGTCTCAGGGAGTGGCAACTTTCTTAAAACCACCCCCAAAGTCCATTCTCTGAGACTCATAATTTATCAAGAGCCTGCTTTGCTTTCACTGCAGAATTATTCCATGACCATTCTTGAACATCTTTCAAAGCTTGAATTCCCTTTTGTTTTACTTCATCTTGATGTTCGAAGCAGTATCTAAGCTTGACTCTTAGGTCTTCATGGTCAGGTGTAGCCCACTTGATTCCCTCAAGAAGCTTGTTATGAGTGACCTCTTCGAGCTTACAATCAATGTACCAAGAATTGCCTGGAGTCATATAATCCAGTTGACCGCCAAAGCCTGTTTGCAGCGTTGGAAGCCCACAAGCCATAGCCTCTAATCCTACGAGATTAAAAGCTTCACCCCTAGTGGAGCATACAAAGACGTCCCCTTTGTTATAGGTATCTATTAGCTCAGAGTACGGAATGTCTTTAAATACTAGCTCTACGTTACTCGGAAGCTTCTCTATACCAGCTTGTTTAAGCCAAGAGCCTACAAGCTCTTCTGAACCGCCGTATACAGCGTTCACTTTGACCATAAGCTTAACAGCCTCACCCTCTTGAAACTCGTCCACAAAGGCTCTAATTAGGTACTGGAGTCCACCCCTGTCGTTAAGCCCTTCAGCCCAACCCTTAACAGCTACGAAAGTAAATCGGTCATCCCGTTCCACTTTCTTCGGGTAGAATTGTTTGAGGTCTACGCCATGAGGAACAACAAACATTTTTTCCACAATCGCGAGCTCCTCAACTTCTTCAGAACTTAGTGAATGCATAATAGCATTTTTTACATGCTCGCTCGGAACCCAAATCTGGTCGCACAATTCCAAGTTTCTAGTCCAAGACTTAGGCACAGTGTCTCCTTCCCAAATGCAGAATCCAATAAGCTTCTCAGGATTGTCAGCCCACTTGAGCCTATAATAATCTGGTGATGTAATCATTATTGTTGGCTCACGCTGATAGTTCTTGTTCAACATCTTAAACATTTTATCAGGGCAAAGCATTTCCCAGTTCGGGTGCTTCGGGCTTTCAATGGCAACGTCATAGCCCGAGTCCTGCAGTGCTTCGGCTAAGAATCTTGTATGAACCGAGAATCCTGTCTGACTGAAAACGTTTCCCATAACATTAAGCTTCATTGTTCATCACCTACATTTGTTGACAAGTTCGCTACTGCTCCTTATTTTTCCGCCACCAACATTGAACACTGTATCAATACCTAGTTCGTCACAAAGATTCTTCTCTGGAGTATTGTCAGAAAACCTGTCACCACCATTCGCAAAAATGTCTGGCTGGATGTCACGGAGTTCATTACATACGCTCATGTCGTCAGGGTTGGGCTTATGCTTGGACAGTACTACTTCGTCAACGCAGGCAAGTCCTTCAATGAGTTCAACCCGTTCATTTTCTGGCATGAACGTGTAACCTTTTTTCTTATTCAGCCAGTTGTCATTGTTTACGATGACAATCAAGTAGTCTCCGAGCGTCTTGGCTTCTTGCATCATCCTCAAGTGTCCAATATGCAATGGGTCGAAACCGCCACTCACTGTGACTCTAATCATTTCGGCTCACCTTTTTCTTTGAACATAGCCTTTGACCATTTCATAAACAGCTCGTTGTCCTGCATCACAAGTTCTTGATAATTGGGATAACGACAACCGCCAGAAGGAGTCATGAAATGCCAAGCCTTTGCTGACAGGTCAACGCCAATATTGCAACCCAAGTATCTTGCTCTGAGGCTGAAAAAACTTTCTTCCCTGAAACCCACTGGGCTCAAGTTAGACTCATATCTTATGCCCTTGTCAGTGATTTCAGTCTTGTATAATGCGCAACTACGGAAGTGGTCTGCTGGCAAAACAACCATATCAAAAGGTAGCAGACAATCTCCATCTGCGTCAGGTTGATTAACATATCCGTCGTAGCACATTCCGCAGTCATCATCAAGCCTGACAATGTTTCCTTCCTTGTCGTACTCAATCTTATTGACAATTCCGTTCAGACGCTTGGGTTCTCTAATGAACTCTGGCTGCGATACTAATGGAGTCACTCCAGAAGCAATGTCATAATCTGACGCAAGAACATTGTAAAGTTTTTCTATGTAGTCAGTGTCAAGAATGACGTCGTCATCTACTCTTAGTGTTAGCTTATTCTTGAAAGTATCGTTGTCAATGCAGATATTCCTAGCATGGCACACGCCTAACAGCATTGTATTGCGCATCAAGTTGACCTTGTGACCTTCCAAGCGCAGCCTATTAAGCAAGTGCATTGTGGGCACGTGAGTGTTCAATGGTGTCTGACTCTCGTCAACAATCACTAAGTCCCAGTCCTGAAATGTTTGACTGCGAAGACTCACTAACAAGCAGGCAATCTCTGAATGCCTGTCCTTCGTTGCAATATGTATACTAATCCTTTGCGTCAACTTATCCCACCTCTTTCTTTATTCTTGTGACCATCATTTGATTATTAAACGCCCAGAAAGTTGGAGTCTTTAGTATATCGTAGCCATTGCTTCTGAGCTTGTATTCCCACCACTCTCGAGTGCGTTCGGTGATATGAGTGCTGTCGTGCTTGAAGTTTGGGTCGCCCCTGAAACAAATGCTGAACACTACAACAAATTCTTCCCTGACAGAAGCCTTTTTTATTTCTGACAAGAACTCATCAACATCTACAACTGGAATATGCTCAGCCACGTCCATGCAAGTTATCAAATCATAATCTAAGAATGCGTACTGCGAATCAATTTTTCCAGAGCGTTTGTATGTGTTCGCAATTTTTGAAGGCTCATAACCGAACGCATTAACTTCCATATCATTAAAAATTTTTACCAATTGTCCTGCTCCGCAGCCGAAGTCAAGAAGTGTCTTCGGAATGAATGACTTGTAAATGTCCGAACAGATGACGTAATGTTTAGGCTCTATCTTGTCCCTGCCTTCCCAGTACGCATCATTGTAGTCTGATTGTTTGTAGTCCATCGTCAAATGCCAAAGTATTCTTTCATTGCTCTAGGGTACTCACCATTATAAAATCTTGTAGGGTACGTTCCTAGAATGTGATGATTCTTCCACCTGTCTAAAAATTCTGGCGTATGAATGTTGCTCTTGCTTAGATTCTTGTTGTACCTGTTCATGACACTAAACAATCCTCTAATATATCCTAAGTGATACAGTGTTATACCTTCGGTATGCGCATGCTTAATGTTGGGCACTTCTAAAACGTTGTGCTCAACTTCTGGATAGTGAAGCCCTGGCTGTACTTTGAACAGCCTGTGAAGACACCAGTGCTTGTCCATTGAAGCGTCAACGTGCTTCAAGTCGTACATGAAATGCTCCATTTTAGGACTGATGACATTGATTCCTTGCGCTTCCACTTCTTCAAGATTCTTTTTAAGGTACACGCAGCTATCACTCGCCACTTCGTCACTGTCAATGACTAAGCACCAGTCACCAATATGATTTTCCAGAAGATATTTCAAGTACACATTCCGCTGCTTGCCGTCCATGCCTTTGTCCTTAGAATCCCAAGGATTAAAAATCATTACAAACCTTTCATCTCTAAGGTGTGTTATAATGTCCAGAGTCTTGTCAGTGCAGCCACCATTCACCAGAACTATCTTGTCAGCCCACGTCATGACTGACTTCAAAGCCATTTCAATGTAGTCTTCGGAGTTCTGAAAAATCATTGCTGCAATAATCACAGTTCCATCACCTTCTCCCTGATTAGCCTGTCCCAGTCATCCGCAACTTTTTCCCAGTCATAGAACTTCTCGACTTTCTTCACTCCGTTCTCGCCGAGCTTGGCTCTAAGCTTGGCGTCATCATAAAGTTTTTGCAATTGTTTAGCTGCGTCCAGAATGTCCATTACTCCTCGCTCAACATTCCAGCTTCCAGTTAGCGTATCAAGTTCTCCGCCAAGGCACTTCACTGGAAGTCCGCATTCCCCGTCTTCAACCAAGAGTTCTTGCGTGGTGGTAATGTCTGTCACTACTGACGGGATTCCACAAGCAGCAGCTTCAATGGTTGGAACTCCGAAGCCCTCACCAGATGTTGACAAGAAGTGAACGTCCATGATGTTGTATACGCTGTTCATTTCCTTGTATGGAAGACCTCTAAAATATTTTACTCCTGAAAACAACACCTTATTCTGAATGTTGTACCGCATCATCAACTGATAAGAATCAAATACTGCAGAAATATCATTCGGGTCGGAATGCAAGAACAAAACCACGTCATCCTTTCCTTCAGCGAATATCTTGAATGCCTTGAAAGTTCTGTCCAGCATTTTCCGTGGCTGATTCCTGGCCACAGTGCCAACAACAAACTTGTTCTTCAAGCCCCACTTTGCTTTAAGCGCAATTCTTTCTTCCGTTGTGAATGGAAAGAAAAGCTTTTGGTCAACAGCATGAGGAATGTACTCCGTCTTTATTTTGTAAACGTCCCATGCCTGCTTCTTGGCGAACTTGCTCATGGCCACTGGCATGTCAACCTTCCTAAGAATGTTCTCGCAGTTGATTGGAAGACAGGCTTCACCGTCACTTGGAAAATACATTATAGTCTTTGCAGGGCTAGTATCCTGTCTAAGAAACCACCCGTCACTGCCGTAAAGCATGAACGTATCTAACAGGACGCCGAACACGTCAAGCTTCTGCTGTTTAATCCACCAACTCATGACGTCCTGAGCAAAGGGTTTCATTCCACCGCCGTGAAGCTCGAAGTCAAGTTCACTTCCGTCAATGAACTTTGTACCCCGTGTCAGTGCCTGACCTTGGTAATTATGCCCTAGATACTTGCAATCATACTGAGGCTTCTTGTTAAGCCTGTTGATTAGGTCACGGCTAATACTCGAGAAGCCCGTGTTAAACATTGGCGAATCTGACATCCACCCCAATTTTATTTTCTCTTGCATCCCTCTTCACCTCTGCATGACATCCTGAAACTAAAAGAATACACCCGTCACGTTCTGTGACGTGAAAGTAAGTGCCTTCGTATTTGCTGGCAATCTCAATAGGGATAGTTACACCGAAAGATTCGTTGCCGTGCCTGCTGGATATAGCCCTGAGTTTTACCTGATTCATTTTTTCATTTGCTTGTCCACGAACTCCTGAAAAAGCTTTGAGCGGTTGAACTTGTTAGCTTTGAGCCACTTGTACTGGTCAATGCGTACGCTGACCGAAATATTAATTGTCCTGTCTAGATTCACATTTGGCATTTGTATTCACCTATAATTATAATAGTAAACATATATTTAAACCTAACTATATAGCAGAAATAAAGAAAAATAATCCTCTGTTAAGCTAACAGAGGCTATTTAATTCTTTAAATCATTTCTGGAAGCACTGAACTCTTCGCCCAAACTATCTTCTCGGCAGCTCCTTCGAATGGCTTGGTTCTTGCCTTCGTCCAGTCTTCATCCTTAGTGTCTGGAATGTAAAGCTGGATGACTAAGGCTTTCTTATTCTCTTGCCCTCTTAGGACTCTGCCGAGACGCTGCGTCATCTGACGCTCAACTTTGCTACCGCCCATGATGATAGCACGTTCCACTGCTGGAACGTTCAAGCCCTCGTCAAGTGCCTTCACGCTAATCATGACCTTGAACTTGTCGTCCTTGAACTGCTCGAGCATGTCCTGACGCTTCTTCATTCCCATGCCACTGTGATAAATGGCGCAAGGAATGTTGTACTTCTGCAGGATTTTGTAAAGCTTCTCAGCAGCGTTCTTGTACTCACCGAAGACAATTGTCTTCACGTTCGGCTCCTTGACTATTAGGTTTGCAGTGTAGACTATCTTGGTTGCGCTGTTAAGCAGTACACTTCTCCTAGTAGAAATGGCTTTCATCAGATTGAATGCCGTGCCTTCTCCTTGCCTCATGCCTGCCATGACTCCAGCCATTGTCTGATACCTATGCCAGTTAGCCCTAACGAACCCGTGAGCGGAATCATAAGCTTCTTGCTCTGCTGGGAGAAGTGGGCACGGAAGATTAACTACTGAGTACTTGCAAAGCCATCCAGCGTCAATGCAGTCCTTCTGGCTAATCTTGTAAACGCAGGGGTAGTTGGCCAGGAATGACTTGTGAAGTCCGTCCTCACGCTCCATGGTTGCGGTCAGAGCCATCAGTATAGGAAACTTGTGGCGCTCCAAGAAAAGCCTGTTGACTATGCTCATGTACCTGTGAGCCTCGTCAAGAATGACTATCTCAAACACTTTTAGGTCTTCTTCACGAATGCTGTTCACTACGGCAATTGTAATATCTTCCTCGAAATTGTGGAAGCCTTCACCAACCATTCCTATTGACAAGCCCTCGAATGCGCCCTTGAACTCCTTGTCCCACTGGTACATTAAGTGAATCGTGGGCACGACAACAAGAAGCTTCTTGGTCGGAAACTGGTGCCTGACCATCAAGCCCAAGTATGTCTTGCCTGAGCCTGTGCCTGCTTCAATGGTTGCTGAAAAGTGTGCTGCTTCCCACTTGGCATAGGCGTCTGCTTGCCAAGACCTCGGGCTTAATGGAGTCCAGTCAGTCATATTAGAACACCCCCGCCCACTTCTGAATCTCTCGGCTGGTAAATCCAGCCAGAGTAAGAACAAAGATTAGTTCGTACAGTTCCATGTAGAACATCTTGTGCTTCTTGAGGAATTGCTCGCAGTTCATTTTAGTTCACCACGTTCTCTCGGCACAACCTAGCCTTGTTCCAAAGCATCTTGCATATATCTTTTTTGTAACAGTCAACGAATGCTGCCTTGTCGTCCTTAGACATCTTATTCTCTATTAGAGCATCTGCCAAATCGTCGTTTGCCCTGGCTGCCATTTCCCAGCGTTTGTTTTCAGATATTTGTATTTTATTCATTTTTTGCGCCTCCAAGCATTTTTATATTATAATAGTAGGACAAGCTAGTATATAAATGTTTCTCTTTTCCACACTCGGAAACAAGCTTTATAGAGGCTCTAATAGTCTTCAATCTTCAACCTATAAACCTTGTAACGCTTGTACATGCCCTTCTCCACGTATATTTCTGCCATGGCATTAGGCACTCGCTCATACTGTCCCGTGTTGGTTACAACAGTACTGCACCTTCCACAAGTCAGCAGGTCAGTCAATGTTTTCTTAAAGTCTCCTGCTATGTCAACGTCGGCCAATTCTTGCTCCAGTTGCTTGCCAGTGTGAAGGGCTATTTCGTGATTGCATTTCATTTGAGTTACCTCAGTGATTATGACAGGGCAGAATTTGGAGGCGCAAAAGAAAACGTGACTGCACACCACTGAAGAGGCTATCAAACAGTGACGATGTCGTCGGACATTTCTTCTGGTTCACTCCTTCTGCCCTGAAACGAAACTAAACATTAACGTCAGTGCCTCTAATCAATAGCAGCACCTGAAACTTTCTCTTCAAAAAACTCAGTTCGTTGTAGCTGTACTCTAGCTTTGTCTTGTCATCCTCAAGCTGTGCTTTCAGTGTATGAAGCGGATGACCAGTGGCCATAAGCTCCTGGAATCTAGCATTGCGCTTCACTTCGTTGCTGAACTTAGGCTTGTCCCCGTCCTTCTCCAGTGCAATCTGGTTGATGAGTTCCAGCTTCTCATTGGCGTAGCTCTCATCACCCTTGGCTAAAAGATTCCTTGACAGCACCTGCCTATCTTCCAAGTTTTTTATGGAAGCATTCAGGTCGGTCAGTTCTTGTCTTAGTTTTTCAATTTCATTTGGACAATGTTGTAAATAATCATCACCCATTTGAATTGCTTGTTCAAATGTTTCATCCGTCATTATTCATCACCTTCATCTGGCATTGCGTCACGTCTGGATTCAACTTCTTCTTCAGTGTCTGCTCCGCAGTCTGGGCACTTGTCTTCAACTTCAATCACTCCAGTGCCATCGCATGCTTCACAAGTGAGCATGTCTTCTGCTCCACAAGTTGGGCACTCTTCGTATCCGCTTCCTTGACAATCTGGACATTCTTTTTCGGTCATTTTCTCAATCCTCCTCATATTCTACGGCTATCCTTGTCAGTTTCTTCTTGTCTTCTTCTTCTTGCTCAACGATTTTGTTGAACTTGTCCATGTCAATCAGTGCTGTTACGTTTGACCTGACAAGAGCGTGAAGCGTTTTCGGATTCAGGGCGTCCACTTCCCACGAAACTCTGCCGTGTTCTCTTATATATGCTCCAGCACGTGGGTCTGTTATCTTCGCTGGATTAGGCGGTGGGTTGTACTTCTTGACCTGCTCTGTCGTTAGTCCTATTGCTTTGACAGTGACGTCAACGCCGAACTCAGCGAGTCTGTCCCTGATGTCCCTGACCATGTCAAGCCCTGACGGGTCGTGGTCGCCTAAGTACAGTATGTGACATTCTTTGTCATTACACATTGCGTTCTTCATCCTTTTGGCAGCGTCATACATTGCTGTGCACGAACTGTATCCCCTGTTGACCATTAGGTTGACGTGGAACTCACTTGTTATGCGTCTAAGCACACCAGACAAGGCGTCCTTCTCAACCCAAACTTCAATGTATGTGTCTTGGTCTTTCTGTCGGTCAAGCCTGTACGAGTTCGTAATGTCATTGATTGCGTCAGGCACGTCTTCACACCAGTACGGCAGGAAAGGTCTTCGAACACGGTCTTCAATTGCGTCCCAATCTACAACGCCTGCCATCCTGCCCTTTACTAACAGGTTGCTAAGTTTTGCGTACTCACGCACTTGGTTTGCTATGATGTCACGACTTACAAGCTGGTAATAAAGCTGCCTGAGTGTCAGCTTGTAGCCTTCTGCTGCATACTCCTCGATAATCTTGTTGATTACAAGAAGCTGCTCTTTGTTGTGCTTGCTCAAGCGCAAGTCTTCCCTAAACTTTATTTTTGCCATTCTTCCACGCCTCCATTAGTTTTCTTTCTTGTTCGTCACAATATTTGGTGAACTTCATAATTATTTCTGGTGAACTAGACGAATTTTTTACAAGTTCCCTGAACTTGTTAGCCCATGGGAGTGTCATCTTGGTCATTGTTGCACCTTGAACGTTTGACACTTGCACTTCTTGTTGAACACAAAATCCTTACAAGGACACTGTTGTGTTAACGAGCAAATGCATACGCCTTTGTTTGCGAACACACTCTTCAACAGAGTGAAGTTCACTTCAACTATTGCTTTCTCAACTTCTGCCATTTGTTTCACCCTTTATTAATGTAGTGTGCTCTTCGAAACAGTCTCATTTCGTCCTCTGTAAATTCTTTCTCGGATTCCATAAAGGTTAATGCTCTCTCAAGTATTTCTATTTCATTACCTACGAGTATCATCTGTTTCAGCATTGTCTTCACCTGCATTTTGAGCATTTCCAGTTCACGTACTTGCTTGGATTTTTGTTCAAGCGGTCAACGTAAATCGGTTTCATAGCACCGCACTTGGCGCATTGAATGTGAGTTATTTTGCTTCCACGAACAGATTTGGGTTCAGTGGGTTTTTGTGTAAGTGGCTCGACAGGTTCTTTCATGGCCTGTTCCCGTGCCTGCGTCATTGCCTGTTCTGTTAGCTTGTCTGCTTCTTTGCGTGCTGCTTCTCTGCGCTCAGGCGTCTGGCTGGAGTCGTCTGCTATCTTGAACAGTTCGTTACGCCTAGCTAACAGTGACGTGGTATTGGGAAAATTAAACACTGCCGATTCCCCCGTCAATGTTCTGCTGCTCTGCCACATACTTCCTTGCTCGTGCCTGGAGTTCTTTCACGCAGGCATTCTCGTCCTCGAATGTTCCAAGTTCTGCAGTGAGGGTTACTCCGTAGCTGCGGTAGTTCTTGGCAGCCTTGTGCTCGACCGAAATTGTTTTAAGTTTCATTTCAGCTTCCTCTTGTTCTGTTCTTTCTCTATCATCTCAAGTGCTCTGTCGAGTCTGCTTATTATCCAGGCGTCACGATATAGCTTAGTTCTTTCTTTGAGTTCTGTGTTTTTCTTGTCACCATTCCTATCAAAAACATAAAAATGGGCTCGCTCAAAAGTTGCAGATTCTCTAGCATCTTTGATTAAATATTTGAGTTGTATTAGTTTCATTTTCTTTCACCCCTGAGCATTTCTCCAATGCGTTCAATAGCTTCCTTGTCAGTACGCAGTTGTGTAAGCTCTTCATACACATACGGCGACAGGTGATTGTGGCCAAAAGCCTCATGGCTATCAAAGTCAACACTGAGTCCTTTGCTGATGAGCACGTTACCGCCGTCGAAAAATGGTGCTATGCTTACGACTTCCCTGTTGCCAATCTTGAACTTTATGCACAGCCCTTCATTAGTTCCTTTGAATACAGAAACTTCTGCTTCAATGGTTTCTTGTTCAGGCTTAAACCCTATATTTGGTGTTCCTGTCAAGACAAACTTTGTTGTTTCATTCATTGTTTGCGCCTCCAAGCGTTATTATAATATTGGAATGTAAAGCAAGTATTTAAATCTTTCTACTATAAAAAATAAAAAAAATTATTGAGCTTCAACTTTAAGCTCAATGGTCTGGTCAACAAAGTTCTCGAGTGGCTCAGCAAGTACCATGGCTGCTTTCTTTTCCATGTAGTCAATGATGCCGTCCTTGAGCAAAGTGTCATGCGACAAGTAATGCGTGAATGCATTGTACAAATCCCACCTTGTCGGCTTGCGCCTGCCTTCTGCCTTTAGAGTATCGTTGATTCTTGCCACAATCTCGTTATGGTGCTTCTTGCCCAGAACGTTCTGTTCCAAGAACTGCATGAGCAACTTCCATTCAACGCTGTCTTTGATGCAGTCATTGACGAGTATCTCAAACTCTTTGACCTGTGTGACAGCGCCTTCCAGGAAAGTCCTTGTCATCTCGTTCAGGTCAATCTCTCCAACGTGCTTGCGCCTCTCGGCGAACAGCAGGTTCTTCAGCAACATCTGATTGTCGCAGGCTATCCTCATGCCGTACATGCTAAAATTCACGCCTGTAGTCAAGTCGAAGCTATTCGTGAACCTTACACCCAAGTGTATTCCTTTGGCGTCGTCGTTCACTTTCATCTTCGGGAACAAGACGTTAACGTAGACCTTGCTTCCCATGTTGACCACGCTGCCGTAACACTCCAAGTTCAGTGCACTCAAAGTGTTGACCACCTGGTTAATCATCTCTCGATGCTGAACCAGGGTGTAGTTTGTGTTGGTCACACAGCATATTTCTTTGGTGTCCTCATTCTGTATTGCCTTGTGGCTGTCCAGCTTCTTGCTGTCGCTCAAGTACAAAGGTCGTTCCTTCGCCATGTCCAGTTCCAGCCCAATGTTTTTCAAGTAGGCCAAGCTGGTAAACTTGTTTACTGTTCTTTGTGTCATTTTAGTTTCCTCCAAAACGTTTGTTATTCTTTGATGAACATAAAGATTTAGTGAGACTCAGGACGGCTTCCTGAGTCTTCTGTTCGATGACCTGCCTGTCTTGATTGTAAGCAGTCTCGCCAACTTGTGTTGTCATTGTTACACCTCTTTCATGTCCCTGACGTTAAAAAATATTCCAACTTCAAGGTCTTTCTCATTCTTCTCTGCTTTCTTGAGCTTGGCTTCAAAGCCCTTGCCAAAAAAAGTGTCTGTTAGGTACTCGGGTTTTATGTCTCTTGCGTATGTCATTTTCTTTCCTCCACTATCACAACAATCTTGAACTCTGGCGTGTTGATTATGAGCAGCTTCTCATGGTCAGTTTCTGACGTTTCAAAGCTTGTGCTTTCTTCTAAGAATTTAATGATTTCGTCTTCTGTCAGGTGCGTGCCCATGTCCTTGGTCTTGCCCTGCCCGTCGTAGCTCGGTTTCATCTCAGTTGAGAAGAAACTACTTATATCGCACATTATGTAGTGGTCGAATCTCTTGACCACTATCCTTGCTGGCAAGCAAGAGCAGTGCCCCTTGCGAATTTCTTTTCCAAATACTGTTATTTTTTCTGTCATTCTTCATCGCCTCCAATTAGTAATCGTACACTGGAGTCACGTCGAGTGTTTTGACGAACTCCGCGAGCTTCTGAAACTGCTCTGCGCTGAATCTTCCCCTTATCTTGACGTGTTCGACTTCAAGGTCTGTCATTCCGAAGCTGCCTTTAAGGGCTACGCCGTACTTCTGGTCGTTGTCCTCGGCTACTGTTATGACGGCTCGCTTGCAATTGTAGCTTCTGTTCCTGCCGTACTCAACTTCAGTGACTAGCTTTATTCCGTACTGGTCAAGCTTCTCCTGTGTCTCAACGTCCCTGTCTTCTTCTTTCTTCTTAGCTTCTACCTTGGCAGTGTTCTCTGCTATCTTCTCGTCAATCCTTGTCTTGGCTGCTTCCAATGCCTTCTCCAGAGTAGTATATCTTATGTTCTTGTAGGAAAAACTGACTATCCACGGCTTATTAGTCAGTGAAGAGCCGAAGCTTCCACTGTGGTAAACGCTGCTGTCGTACCTGACTTCTGCACTTATGTTATCCTTACTGACGCTGACTTCGTTCACCCTAGCCCAGACATTGGTCAGGTCGGCGAATTTGAGCGTGTATCCAACATAAGTAAAAGCCTGTGTTACCCTGCGCTTGAACGTGTCTAGCTGCTCCTGCATCTTGGCAAGCTCTGCTGCTTTCTTAGTGGCTGCTTCTTCCAGTATCCTGGCCTGATATTCGGCTACGTTCTTCTCGAGAGCCTTGTTCACTGTTGAGGCCAAGCTAGGTGTTAGCTTGACGACTATGGCTTCTGCAACGCCGTCGTAAGTCCAGGACTTGTTCCTGACGTCGTAGATAACTTCTTTGCCTTCAACTGTTGTGCTTATTGTTTCGTTTGTCATTTTTTGCGCCTCCAAGCGTTGTTTCTACTATTATAATAGTCAAGCTAGTATATATATCTTTCTCTTTTTTATTTATATACCCTTTATATATGCTTATAAAGTATATAAATAAGGCTAATCTACCAGTATTTAAACGACCACCCAGTAGGAAGTTCAACCTCGTCAATATCGCCAGAATAAAAGCCTTGGAATCTCTTGTCCTCGTCCACTATAATATAATACTTCTTCTCATTGAAGCCTATTACAACTAAATGCCCACGTCGGACTCTGGTATGTCCATTGTGCATTAGCTTATTTTTATTATCTGTAATGTTTCCGCTCCGTTCCATACATTCTTTATTGACAATCTGCTTGTGTGTAAATCCAGCAGTTCGAAGATTTCCGTACCTTTTGATACGAGAAAGAAACCCTTGTGTGTTATTTTGAAGAATAGTAACCACCTCTTGTCCTTGCTTTCAAACTCGGTCTGCTCGACCCAACTCCAAAACATGCTCTTAGGATTAAACAGCACGTTCAGGTCAACATCATTCTTGTTGCTCTTGCACTCAACTACTAAGTCCTTGAACTGCTCGTCCTCGGTGAACACGTCACCATCGAACCTGCTGTCGTTGCTGTTATTCACAGTGGCGAAAGCTCCACTTTGCGGTACTCTGTGCCAAGTGACTCCAGTTTTTGCGGTCAAGTAATTGGCCACTTCACGCTCAAAGCTCTTCCCTTTTTTTATTGCGTTGACCATTTCTAAATCACCAGCATTCCAGAGTCGTCAAAGTCGTCATTAAACTTTCTTTCTCCGCCGTCACACTTCTTATTCAAGTAAAGCTCGCACCACTTGCACAAGTACGTGGGACACTTTACCCAGGAATCTTTGTCAATACATTCTTGTATCTGTGTCCTGACTTCAACAACAGTGTCCAAGGCTTTTTTTATTTCAGCACGGACAACGGGTTCTTCCATGTACTCATTCTGTGTGGTGAAATAAATTCCCCACTTGCTAATGGTCTGATTCGTGCACTTCTCGAACAAGTACGTGTAGACAGCAAGCTCGAACCTGTAATAATCCCAAGCAGGCTGTCCGTTGGGAAGCCACTTGCCCTTTCCAGTTTTGTAATCAATAAGCACTAGCTCGCCATTCTTGTCCATGTCGACCCTGTCAATCTTTCCTGACAGGTTGTATTCCTCATCAAAAAAATATTCTTCGACAAACACTGGCAGCTTCCTCTTGCTTTGCCAATCGAAAAAGTTTATTATGTCAATGGCGTGGTCTCGCTTTATGGTGCGCTCCTGAATCTTCTGCTTGAGTTCTGTAACATTCTTCACGTCCTTGGTGACGTTCTCTATGTGCTCGTGAATGTCAATGCCTTTCTGCAACTGAGCAGCAGCCTTGTTAGGCTTCCACCCGTCAATTATTGTCACCTTGTACCTGTGGGGGCATCCTTTAAACATCAACACTTTTGACTTGCTCAGTTTCATTGTAGTCACCTTTTTAGATATTCCATAAGCTTTTTTGATTATTAATTCTGTGCGTCACGAAAGGTTCAATCTCATTTTCCAGCTTCTCTAGTATGATGTCGCTGGAGCAAAGTTTTGTGCGTGCATAATCCATTGAGCAATAATAGCCGTCACCAGTCTTGACTTCTCCGCCACGCTTGTTCTTGACCAGGTGGATGACTCCTGATTCTCCGCCAAAGAACTTCTGGCTTATGGCGTATTGAATGCACGTCTGTGACTTGTAAGTATTAGCAGCGTTCACCTTAAACATGACACTAGCCAAACTAATGTCTAAACTCAGTATCTCTGCAGCTTTCTTCATGATTTCCTGCTTGGAAAAATCGCATATGCCTTTCGCAATAATTTTGGGCTTGATGTATTCTTCCAGCACACGCTTGCCAACCTTTGTTGCTGAATGCTTTATTATCGGCATTCCTTTAATCTCAACCTTGTTAGCTCCTGTCTTGTCATCCTTGTAAACGTACAAGTAATTCTTTTTCAAAAACTTATTTTTGATTCTGTCTTTGACGAACTTGATGTACTTCACTGGCTCATTTCCCGTCTGGTTTTCCAGCTCGAACGTTGACGAAGGGAAAGGAACGTTTGCGTTCACAAAGTCAATAAGCTTTTTGGTCGTTTCTTCAAGAAGCTTTTTCTGCTCGGGAATAGGCATTGAACCCCTGTACTTCAAGAACCTGCTGTCTGTGTCTCCAGCAACGCTGTCAAATCCTGCTTCGTCAAAGAATTGTCCTATCAGCTGATTCATCTTCTGCCCTATACGGCAGCAATCAGCACCTGTGTGCTCGTAAAAAATGCTCTCAAACACTGGACTACGTGTAACTCCGTAGCCACCATTCAGGATAATCTTGTACGCATACGCTAGTGGTGGGTCGGACTTCTTGACCTTCTTGCGCTCCTTGAACATGTACTCATACTTCAAGCTTAGAATGTGAGGCTTGTCCTTGGCGTATTTGCCTTTAATCTCAAACACGCTGTTGCCAGTGAACCAGTCAGTGCAGTCAGGTCTAAGCGTGGGGTTGCCGAACAGGTTGAACATCATGTAAATCTGAGGGTACAGTGAAGCGAAGTCTAAGTACCAAACGTCAAAGTATTCTTCGCCTGTTGGTTCAAGGACGAACCCACCAACTTTTTCTCTAGGGTTTTCTTTGTTGGCATACTTTTCTTCTAGTCCTGCGAAGTTGCACAGTATCTTGTAGCTCAAACTTCCACTGCTGCACGTCAGCCAGCTCCAGTTTTTCTGATTCTTCTCACTGACGAACTGTCTGAATACAACGAACTTGTTGTAAAAAAGCTCGAACAATTCCTTGGTAACCTCAATGTCACCCTTGGTGTACTTAACAATCTCTGCCTTTTCCTGCTCCGTCCATTCACTCGGCTGCTTCTGGAATATCTTGTAATCAATTTCTCCCTTCAAAGTTTTCAGATTGAGAATTTCAGCCAGTGCTTGAAGGCTATGACTTTCGGTGTCTATACGCATCAAAGGTTTTAGTCTGTTCTTTGCTATGCGCAACGTGTCAACGATGATTTTGTAATCAAAGCTAATACCTGCTCGTTCAAGAACTGGCCTGTCGTACTCTTCAATGTTGTGCCCCACTATGACCTTGTGCCCGTCCACCTCAGCCTGGACGTTAGGCACGGCTATTGTGAGCATGAACTTGTTGTGAGGATAACTGTACATTCCAGTGACTCTGTGAATGTCCAGTTCACCACTGGGCTTGCTGGACATAGTCTTGGTTTCAATGTCCAGTATCAGTGCGTTTTCTTCGTTAATCATTTTATCATCCAATAAAATTTGGTTTTTCATTAAGTTTCTTTTTAAATTCTTCATCAAGCATTCGTCTAGTATGTTTTAATTCTATAATTTCGATTTCTATTTTTGCTATCTCCTGTTCCTTATTAGAGATACAATGAGATATTGCTTCTTTTGCATCACTATATTCTTTGTAATTCGTCATTGTAGCTTCTCCAAAAGCTGTTTGCCTATTTGTGTCTTTCGTATGACCTCATTGAACATTTGATTCCAGTTGTAAGGCGTTTCAAATATGTTGGTGTTGTGTTCAAGTTCAATGGTCACCACTGTTCTGGTTCTCTGATTAGGCGTGAGGCTCCTGTACTTCTGCATGAATTGTGCTTGGTTCATAGGAAGCACTCCTCCATATTTTTATATTTACTAAGTTCATCATCAGGCGGAATGTCTTGGTTCTTGACAATGCGCTTAAAATCTTCAATGCATTCCACGTCAGTAATGTTTGCGTCAAACCTGTACTCGTTCCCCTTCTTTGCTATTGGTTTCCATCCGAGCTTGTTGGTGAAGAATGCGTACCCTGAATAGTTGATGTTTGCTCCTGCCTTTATTCTGGTCTTTCCCATGCTCTTCGCCAACAATAATGTGCATCTCCAAATTCGTTCGCCGTACCCCATGCGTCTAAATTCAGGAAGCACTGAGAATGCGTAGAAGTTACAATAAGTGCCTTTCTTTTGCATTGTGAATGCAGCGAATCCTATGATGCGCTTTGTGTCGTCATCAATGAGGATGCATGGTGGATTGCTTTCCCAGTTCTTGAATCGTGTCCAGTAATTAGGAAACTGCTTGATGTCAGGGTTTCCACTTTCTTGGCAGATTGTTTCTATTACACTTTTTTCTGTTGCGTGTATAGGTCTAAAGGTCGTGTTCATAGACGTCACCAATTTTTTCAAATGTTACACTTTTTTTGAAGTTACCAAAATCTGGCACTGTCTCAAATACACTGACAAATTTTTGTGTATTCTTAAATATTGTCATCTTGTCATGGCGTACTCCTCGCCAATTGTTAAGTTCTCCAAGCATGGAATGATGCAGGAACTCACGTCTAAAGTCCCACAGCACTGACCAATCCACCCCGTTAGGAATGAACTCCTCAGCAAGTGTTATCTCTTCCTGCATCCTGTCAATGTAATAACCGAAGTACCTTGTGCTCCAGTACAACTTCTTGTAAGCGCACAGCACTGTCTCAACGTTCCATATGTTCACGTTAAGCTCAGGGTTTTCTTGCTGCAGTTCTTTGAGCAAGTCACACATTGCAAGTGCTAAGTACTTGTAGTCAATCGGCTTAACGGATTGCTCGTGATGAATTGTGACCATGTCGTCCTCACCGCAGGCGTAACAAAGCCCGTTGCGTGAACTCTCAGCATCAATAAGTTTTATCATACTAGGTCTCATCTTCAGGTCTGTCAATTCGTTGAGTGCTTCTAAGTAATTGAACAGGCTGAATCTTCCGAAGTAATAAATTTTTGCTGCTTTCTCGTATGTTATGTCATATAATTTTTCCAAGTCTTGTTCGAGAGAAAAGAAGAGTTGTTGTTGGCTGTTGTCACAAGGTTTTATAAGTTCCATATAACTTTGCACGCAAGGAATGAACTTGTCAAAGTTTTTCATCTTCGCCCTGTCTGACTGGAAGAAGACACGCTTCTTGTTTTCCTTCCACCACTTCTGCATCCTGTCAATGCTGACGTTCTCAAAGTCAGGAAACTCGTTGTAAATGTAAAACGTTGTGGGCACACAATAGGTGCAACCGTAAAGGAATGCTATCCAGTAACGCTGTTCCATGTTCAACTCATACCTGTCGCAGATGTACCTAAGTGCAGGGTACGCTGGGTCACAATCCCATGAGTAGCGCATGAGCTTGTAATATTGCTTAAAGTTTTCCCAGCGTTTTTTGTTGTAAGCTTGTATCATAGTGTGCACATATTATAGGGTTTTAATATTGAGACACAATCTTTATTTCCGCCTGCTCTTAGTATTATGTCAAGTGTTGAAACAGCAATTCTGTTCTCGGCTTTGTTGTCGTTGTATATGTATAGTGGACGCTTGTTATTCCTGAAAGCGTAAACATCATTCCCAGACAGGAGTGTTGCTGCAACGCTCGCTGATGACTCATTTTTGATGAACGACATGAGTTCCATCTGTTCAAGTTTTTTCAACAATATCTCAGCGTCATTCGCAGTCTCTAAGACGACATTGTATTTTTTCTCCATTGTCTCCTTGTCGTCCATGCATATGACACCATTAACGGCAATTGCCCCTATGCCTAGAAGGTATATGGGCTGATTGTTGTTGTGATTAGTCCAATCGCCACTCGTTGAGTATCGACAATGGAATATGAACTTTCCGTTGCTCAACGCAGCAAGTCTTGAAACCAGTGTAAGTGCGTCCAGTGTGTGACTTTTTTCCACACAAATGTGTCCTTCGTGATTGTAGTACGCAATTCCAAAGCTGTGCAACCCTCTTATCTTGCTCTCATTAAACAAGTTAATCAACAATTTTATGGTGTTGCCGTTAAATTCTTTTATGTGAGCACCTATTATTCCGCACATTTTACATGCCCCACAATCCACGTTGTTTGCTGTTAGTGTCGTGAATGGTCACATTGAATCCTAACTGACGTGCCAGCTTGGCATTGTTTGCACTCTTGGTCATTGTCGTCTTCACGAAAGTTTCTGTTATGGTCGAGCCTGCTTTCTTGAGGCGCTCCATTGATTCAGCAAGGTCGCACTTGAAATAATGCAATTCAACGTGAATATTCATTGACTGCTGTGCTATGCGCTGGAAGAACTTGGCATTGTTAATGCGGTCGCCCTCGGCTACAACAGTGCTGTAATTGCACTTGTCCTCATTGAACATGAACTCCAGCACCTCGTCAATTGCGTTGTAGCTTAGAGTGTCCGTGCCCTCAGTGCGTATTCCCACGTTGTAGTGCCCTAACAAGAGGCAGTCACTGTCGGTCTTGCAATACTTTACTAAACCTTCTTTTAAGTTCTCAATGGTGTGAGCGTCCACAAAGTTCTGCTTCACCCAAGTAGTCTTGCCACTGCCTGACTGTCCGATTGCTATGATTATGTTGTTCATAGCAATCCCTCTTGCTGCCACCTGTGCTCGTAAGGTGATGGCTTGTACTGGTAAACAATGTTTCCTTTGTCGTCCACCATTATCGGCACTAGCTTCCCGTCGAAGTACGAGTACGGGCTGTTGAACCCTTTGGGATTATTCCAGCGCCTTCGGAACAGCATCTCGTGATTGCTGTTCTTTTCCTCACTGGTGTTCACACTCACTGTGCTGATGTCGTCGTTGAAGAACTTGTTTTCTTTCTTCCACAGTTCTTCAATGGCGTCCATGACAACGTCATCATACGTGACTATCGCCTCACCAGTTTCCATGTACTTCTTCCTTGCAAGCCTGAGCAGGTTCGTCATCTGGAAACTGGT